TATTAGGCAAGTGTTATCTCTTTAATTACTTCTTTTTTAGCTAAGTCGTTTATACGATAAATTAAACAAGGCATTAATTGTGGAATTAACTCAGGACATTTATCACTAAAATGTGTTAGTAATGATTCAAATGCCGGAACATATCCTCTATATTGTATTTTTATACCTAATTTTTTAGTATCTAATACTTTTTTAACTAAATTATAATTTTTATTAGGACTTGTTTTACGTAAATCCATAAACATATTATATAAAGCTATAATATAAGGTTTTGATGTCTCAAACTCACAGTTAGCAATAATTTCTTTAGCTACCTCCCAATTACCAGTATCAGTACTTTTTAACATTCCATATAAATTTTGGAATATATCAAAATCAATAATTAATCCTTTATTAATATCTTCATTTACATTTGAATCAAGTACAACTTTTAAATTATGTTTCTTAACATTATCTAATAGATTAATATAAAACTCTAAACTATCAAATGCTTTTTTAGAACCGTGTGATCCTTCAAGTCTAATTCCTCTATGTATTGTAGCTTTATCTTTAATAGTTTGGAAGGCAGGAATTTTAGAATATATAGTATTATATTCATCTATTGATACACAATAATGAGTAATATGTTTTTTTCCTTTTACAGTTATATCATTCCATCTATTGTTATGTGGATTAATATGTTTTTTAAATTTAGGATCTTTTACTAAAACATCTATTGGGAATACTAAATAATCAGTTATATGGTTAGTTAAATATGTTCTTGTAAGACTATCCCATACTGTGATATTATGGTAATGATTCTCAATAAATTCCTTATTAATAATCAGAGTATCTAATTTTTCAAGTTTACGAGCAGTAGTTATATTTAACTTATTTTCTTCAATATAATTTTTAAGTTTATATGAAGGTAACTCAGATAATGGAGTAACATATACTGTACTATCATCAGTTAATTTATTATCTTTTATTTTATTTAAGAAATTTTTAATTTTAGTTTGATAATCTTCGGGTATGATTCCTCCTACTAAATTGTAACCTACATTAAATACTTCGATGCGGTAAGGGTGACCAGAATTAACAGTTGTTAAATGTCCTATATTTTGATTTTTCATAATTACTTAGTTAAAAATTGAATTAAAGTTTTATTTAACATTAATGATTTGAAAGCTGATGGATTGTTATTATAAGTTGTTTTTATAATTTTATATTTTAAATCCATAGCAAACAACTCTTCATTCATTAAAAACGCTAAACGATCAATATATGGTTTCTCAACTTTATTATTCTTAGCATAATATGAACTAAAGTTAACAATACGAGTTGCTAAAATTGATGCTAAATCTGCTCTATACTTATCGCCCTTACCAATAATACCTTTTAAAGTATTCAAAACATACTCCTCACTATCATGAGTCATAATAGTTTCTGGTGAGATAATTTTATCTAGTTTATTATTAATAAACATTGTAAACATAGTTGTGAACTCAGGTCCAACACTACCCTCACCTATCATTTGAATTAAACCTAACTCACTATCAAATGAATTTAATGATGAGATTGAATTAAAGAATGTTGTAATACTTCTTGAGTTAGTATTTGTAGATACTAATTCTGGGTGTTTAAGTAAGAAGTTAATACATCTACTATCTATTGTAGCATCTTCAGCCCACTCACTCCAACAATTAATATCAAATTTAAGATTAACTGTAATAAATCGTGTTTTTTGGGCGTTATCAATACTATTAACTAAATAGTCTCCATTATCAGGGTTACTTGTTAAAATAATATGCCAATCTTTAGGTAATGTCCAACTAATATATTGTTGTCTATCAATTAACTCCATAACAGCTTGAATAAACCTAACATCAGCGCGATTCCAGTCATCTAATAATAAAATACCTCCATTAGTTTTACCACTAATCCATTCAGGTGGACAGTAACTCATACGATTTAGACCTGTAAATTTGTAACCTTGTTTAGTGTACTCTTCTACTGCATGTTCATCAATCCATAAACAGTCATTATCAGTTTTACATACTTCAAATTGGCGAATTGGAAAACCTACTAAGTCACCTAGCTCCTCAATTTGAGCTAAGTTTAACTTAACAAAGTTTAGATCCGTTTCTTTGGCTAATTGTAAAATTGTTGATGTTTTACCAATACCAGAGTCACCAACTACCTCAACGGCTACAGGCAGTTTACCTTGTGCTTGTAAATAACGATTGTTATTTATGATGTGTTTTAAGAATTGTTTTGCCTCTTTAATGTTTAGAGACACTTCAGTGTGTTTTGTTTTTTGTTTTGCCATAACCTTTATTTATTTTAATTAAATATAACATTTATATCTTAAGAAGCCAAACTTATTTTAATTGTGTGGCCCCATCCATTTTCTTTTACTGATTCTACATCATCGCCACTTGAACATATAACCATCATCATTGGTTTAAGTGTCTTAACTGTATTTTCGCCTATATGGCCATCAGTTAATATGATTAAGCTATTAAACTCCCTATGCTCGTTAAAATATGTAATAAATGGATTCATATCAGTGCCACCTCTACCTGTTATTTGGTTAGGCATATCACCTTTATATTCATATATATTAGTAATACTAGCGTCACCTTCAGCTATAGTGATTGATACACCAGTTTTATACATGTGATTAATTTCATTAAAAAACTCAATCAAATCTTCATTACTAACTGAGCCTGATGTGTCAACTCCTATTAATATTTTCTTTTTAGTTTTGATTTTTAATGCTGGGTTTTCTTGGAAACGTTTATTTAGCTTACGTCTTGTTTTTTTAGTATATGTTTTTGATGATGTACCACAGAATCGTCTAAAATATGACTTCCAATCATATGAAGGTTCTGTTTCTTCAAACATATTATCAATCCAACTTTGTAATTCTGCGGGTATAAATCCTCTACCTTTATCATTTTGTGAATTAACAATATCTTTAATTTGGTGTTCAATTTGTGCTTTAGCTAATTTAGCATCAGCTTCACTCATTCCATCAAATTCTTTCCATGTTGGATGTAAACCACCATCCATTTCTGTTAAGTTGTCCATTAATTCTTGTAATGATGGGCATGTACCTTTGTCTAATGCTTGTTGTAACAACCCATAATACACTTTAGTACCAGCTTTTTCAGGTAGATTTAATTCGGGAAATGATGATAATAATATAATATCAGGAGTTGGATAATACTCTGGTGTTAGATATTGGTTAATTTCTAAATCCGCAGCTATATTATGTAGTTCTTGATTAGGAAACCACTCTCTATCTTCTAAGTGGTTAAAACATATATGAAGTAGCTCATGTTTTAATAGACCTATCTTCTTTTTGTCATTATCTAATGAGTTCCAAAATTCCTCATTGATAGCTAGTTGATAATTAATATTATTTTTAGAAACTCCAGCAGTAGGTAAATCTTTTCTTACAACTTTATTAAGAGTTGACATGAATATACCGTAGAATGGTTCACTAAACATTAATTGTTTGCCTATTCTTGATAGGTCTTCTTGTAAATTTACCATAAGTATTTGTAATTATGGCTAAATATAACAAAAGGGTCCGGCAAAGCCAAACCCTTCATGTCAAATGTTATGTATAGTCTTTATAAGAGCGACTCAGCTACATATATTCCTTGTGCTCCACTTACTGTAATTCCACGAGCAGATAAAGCATCTCCTACAAAATGTACATTAGGATAATCTACTAATGCTAAATTTTTATAGTCTACTAATGGTTCAGGACTTAAATACTTAACTTCAGGTATATACATTCCCCAATCATTACCAAACTCAAATACTTTATTCATTTGGTCAATAAAGTTAATAATATAATCAGCGTATTCACCCATTGCTTCTTTGAATTGATTTAGATTACCAACTTGAACTGTGTTAATACTTTCACCCTCAGATGTTTGTGATGGTGTACGAGATGGACTATAATATAATCCAATATTTCTAAATTGTAATTTACTTACTACTTCTCTTGACCATTCAAATGGATTTTCAATACCTTTAATTTCCATTAATATACCAAAGTTGGTCATGTCATTTCTAAATTCTTCACCTTTCTTAGCATGACCATTATAACTAATATCACCATATGTTTTTTCCACTGCTACATAAGCTGCGTTATTGTTAGTACAAAATGAGCGTAATGATACATTATTGAATTTTTGATATAGTTTAAAATCATAACTAATATCAATTAAACGTTGGAAATATTTTTGTGGTGCTTCAAAACGTACTCCAATTTGTACTGATTTTGGTTCTGTAGGTAATTGGTAATTATCTGCTAATTTTTTACCAAAGTCAATACCTGATTTGCCTACGGCAAATATTAATTCATCATATGATATTACTTCTAAACTATCCTTAATATCAATATACTCAGTTTTAAAATCAATAGATGATACTTCAGTATTCCATTTAAATTTTACACCTTTATCAACTAAATATGAGTACCATGTTTTAGCAATTTCATGTAGATAATTTGAACCAATATGCCATACTGGGAATAAACGTAACCCAAAATATGGTTTAATGAAATCAGGTTCTGCTTGTGGGTCAGAGCAAAATATTTCTTCTGGTTTAGGGTGAAAACGTCTAAAGTTACTAATAACTTGATCCATTAATTCCATTGCTTTTTCTTCACCACAATACTTTGATAATACACCTCCGATAGCAGTGTGATATGTTAATTTACCATCTGACCATCCACCAGCACCTAACATACCTGTCATTACCTCTTCAGGTAAACGATTATGTGGGTCATTTCCTTTGTCTATAATGGTGATTAATTCACCTGGGTAGCCGTTATCGACTAATTTAGTAGCTGCGTTTATACCCGCTACTCCCGCACCTATAATTACTATTTTCTTATTCATATAATATTAATATAATAAATTTATTTTAAAAGCCAAACTAAGGTGGCCCACCTTTTGGGTGGGCCACAGCTCCATAATATTTTTTGTTAAGTCGACTGGCTATGAATCAGTCTATAAATTATTTATTTAGTTTGCTATATTCATTAGCAGCCTGGATAATAGCATTTTTTAAATTTCTTTTTCCTTCAGCACCATTTCTTAATTTATCACTTAAGTATGGAATTATATCTCGTAAAATCAATTGTATTGCTTCTTCTACAGTATTAATCTTTTGAAGTTGAGATTTAAGTGTAGTATCATTTAAAATAGCTTTAACAGTTGCTGATACGTCTTTAGCTTCAGTTTCTTGTATTCTATTTCTTAAGTTAAAGAATACTGATTTTATTTTGTTTTTGTCTTTCTTATACTCAGGATCTAAGAATTCATTATTTTGATTAAAAATAGCTAAAACTAAATCTCTAAATTCAGCTACAGTATCAATTCTTTTTAATAATGATTTTATTGAGCTTCTAGAACTAATAGTTTTACTTATACGATCAACATCAGGTTGAGTTTTATTTTTATCTTGTAATTTATCAAAGAATTGAGATTTAGTTTCTCCTTTCCCTAAGAAAACATAGTTACCTCCTGGTTGAGCTATGAAACCTAATCCTTGTAATTCTTTCTTTTCAGCATCACTAAGTTTAGAAGAATCTAATATACTTAAAGTATTATCACCTTCAGCAGCATACATACTACCTAATAATGCTAATAATCTAACTTTACTTGCTTGTATGATATCATCAGTTATTCCTAATTCTTGGAATACATCATCTACCATTGCTTCATTAAGTATATTAATTAATTTAAACTCAGTTACGGTTTGAGTTTGAGCTCTGGTTGTTGCTCCAGGTTTAGTAGCGATAGCTTTAGCTCTTGGTTGGAGATCAACATCTAATGATTTAGATATCTTTTTAAGTAAAGTATCAGGTGATTTTCTTATATTAATAATTAATCTAGCTAATTTTTTAGCCTCGTCTGATGTTGTTATTTCCCCTTGAGCGTTTTTATATTTACCATTAATGATACCAGTTAGGATAGTGTCAGTTAAATTACTAACTTTATTATCTCCTAATTGTTTCCATATGTTGCTTTTATCACTTATACGAGCTAATACTAATCCTATTTGAGAGTTTCTGTTAAATTTATTTAAAGCAGATACATCTTGTTTAGTTTGAGCAGGAGTTTGAGTTACTGGTTTAGCAGTTTGGGTAGCAGGTTTTTCTTTTTTGTCGCTTGTAGGTTCTTTTTGTTTATTTTTAGCATTTGAAGCATTAAAACCTAATTTATCAGGTTCAGCTAAAAATTGAAAATACAATGTTTTTATTGGTTCTCCTCCTTTTTCAGAAGTATCAATATCACTTTCAGAACTTTGGAATGATGATTGTGTTTCTAAAAAGTCTTGAGCATTTTGGATTTTTTGATTATCAATCCCATCATGAGTATCTACTTCAACAAATGATACATCTACTGCGACACCACTACCATATGTTTTTTCTACAATATCTTGAACTTTTTGAGCAGCTAATTTAGCTACTTTTTCAGATGAGTTAAGACGTTGGTCTAATAAATCACCTCCATCATTAGATACATTACTATCATCTCCTTGATTGTGAGATACAGCAGCTCCGTATTTTATCTTTATAGAGATTTTAGTTAAATTCTTACCTTTATTAGCTTCAAGCTGGTCATTTAAATCATCTATAGTTTTTTCAGCTAATTCATTAGCTGATTTGTCTACACCTGCAGCGTCTAATGTACCTTCACCTGTTTCATAAGTTTGAGTTGTAGCAGTGTTATCTGTTACTTCTAAACCTTGAGTATCTACATTATTTTGATCTAAACCTCTAACAACTTCTGAGTCATCAATTTCAGCGTTATATGGTGTTCCGGATGTTGGGAGATTTTGGTCTATTTCTATGCCATCTCCACTACTAAGTTGATCAGCTGCTTGGCTAGCATCATCTGTTAAGTCTATAACTCCTTGGTCATTAGATAAAGCTAATGCTCCATTAGGACCATATATTCCTAAAGCGTCACCAAATGTAGCGCCAGTTGCTCCACCTAATACAGATAAAATTCCTAATATAGATAATCCTGCTCCTAAACCTAACTTATTTGCTTTTCTAAAGAAATTTAATAATCCAGTTCCAAAATTACCTTTTTTAGCTAAATATTTTACTTCATCAGTTGCTGATATTTGAGCTCCTCTTCCACCTTCCCAATCTTCTTCTGGTTGGACTATATATTCAGTGTTAGGTTTTAGTCCATACTTTTGTTTAGCAGCGTTAATTGTTATAAGTTCATTATTCCATTTAACTTTAGGATTTTCTTCTCCTTTCCAAACAAATGTATCACCAGGTTTTAAATTCTTTAATTGATTTAAATCTGTAAATTCTTGTGCTTCGGCTTCTTGGAGATTCTTAGCTAAATTTAATGTTTGGATAGCTCTAAATGTATCTAAAAATTCTTGAGATGAATCAAAAGCTCCTGGTTTTATGTTAGAGACGTCTTTAATAAGATCTACAGGATTAGTTCCTGTTTTTTTAATGGCGTCTATAACTTTTTTAGATACTTGTTGTGTTTTTGAAGATAATTTAGAAAATTTATCTTTAATTTTATTTACTATACCCTTTAAATTAACTTCATTAATTTCTTCTTTTAGAATACCTTTAGAATAATAGTTATTATATAAGTATACTTCAGTTAATATATTTATAATCTCACTATAATCTTCTTGAGCAGGTTTAATCCCTGCTAATTGTTGCATTCTTAGAAATTCTTTATTCATAATAATATTTTGAATATTATTTAAAGTTTATTATAAACTTTTTTTCTGATTGTATTGAGACTCAGTGATTACACCTGCTAATTTTTGCATTTTAAGAAATGCTTCATTTAACACACCTTCAGGAAGAGCAGGTGATGGGTTTTGTTCAGCTTTTTTTCTTAATTCTTCAGATTCTTCAGGAGTTAAATTTTCTTCATCAAGATTCATATCTTCATTATAATAACTTCCTTCATCTACTGTGTCTTCAGTAGGTTCATCAGTTACTACTTTTTTACCTTTGTTTTTCTTTTCTTGAAGTTTTTCTAATTTAGCTTTATTTTTTTCAAGAAGTTTTAAATGTTTTTTAAGTTCATTTAATTTAGCAGGATCTACTAATTCTTGCATTTCCTCAAGACTTTCAGCGGTCTCAATTTTCTTGTTTACTTTATCAATAGCTTCAGTGTAAGCATTTAATTTAGCTTCCATCGCAGCGTTTTCTGCCGCGTCCTCAATCTCTTTAAGATTATTACTAATTGATTCTTTTATGATTGAACGTAGTCTGTTAATTTCCATTGTTGTTTGTATTTTATTATAAATATGTTGTTATTTGTTAAACTGTTTTCTTTTCTACTGATTTATTTAATTTAAAGTTTCTAACACCTTTAATTGCTCTAATATCAGTAAATAGTTGTTGTAAATCTTCATCCTTAAATCCATTAGGATATGGATGTGGGTCTACTTTCATTTTAATTATAGTATAGTAATTAGGATTACTAAATGCAGATGATTCACCTGATAAATCATAGTCTTTACTTGATACAATTGTTATACCAGGTAATGAACGTATATCAGATAATATATCTTTTTGTGGGCGATCTTCAGTATTAGTTAATAATAATCCTTCAATATTATATTGAGTAGATTCTTCTTTAATTATTTTTAAAGTTAACTTACCATTACCTTTAATAACACGATGCCATTCACCTTTAGGTATAGAGATAGGTTGATTCATAGAAATTGGTAGTTGGTTTTCTAATTGTATTTTCCAATCAGTTTCACCTATAATTTCTACTATTCGGTTTTCATTATCACGATGCCATTTTAATTCAATAGGATCAATATTCTCATCAAACTCACGAATAATATGTTCATTAGTTACTTCTAAATCTTTATAAGGTTTAGTTTTAGATTTCATTTCTTCTATTTCTTCACGTGTTAATGCTCCCGCTGCTACCCGTATTATATCTTCTGTTTCACGTAAGTTACGAGCTGTTAAAGCATCTATAAAGTTACCTACTCTACCCATATTAAACGCGCTAGCAGCAGTTATAATAAAATGTCTTGCCTCAGGTTGAAACGACGCTTGTCCTATCATAGTACCACTAGCTAAACGAATGATATACATTCTACTTTGACCAGCAGATATAATTCTAGTAACTCGTCCTCTGTCTCCTAATGCTCTATTACGACCCGCTACTCCATTATCATTAGCTACTAATGTACCTGATAATATTCTACTTCTAAGTGGTGCTGGTAAGGCAGTAAATCCTTGTTCTAAACCTGCTCCAACAATTGCTTGTCGTACAGCATCATTTACTTGACCAGTAGTTGCAGGTGGTGTAGCTGCTGCTGCAGTTGCTGTTCTAGGTGTTCTTGTTGTTCCAGTACCCCTAACTGCACCAGCAGGTGGTCTTGTTCCTAGTATTATAGATACTTTAGCTGGGGTAAGATTAGCTCTAAGTAAATTACCTGTTGATGGGCTAATTTTTCTACTTTCAGATGGGTTATTTTGGTTTATAATATACCATGTTCCTTCATATTGAGCTGGTTTGTATATGTTATCAGCTGTCAAAGGAGGATTAGCTGCTAAGAATTTTTCTCCAGCATAATATTGAGAACTAGCTAAAGGAAGGAGTTGAGTAGGATCATAAGCTAAATTTTGGGATCTTAAATAATTAAAATATTCAGACCATATTTCTTGATTCGCCATTTTTCCACTACCAAATCTTCCATCATCTCTGTAATTAAATGCTACAGAACTTCTATCTAAAGGATTATTTGTATTCCATAAATTAAGTTCATTTCCTGTATTACTAGGTATTATTACATAGCTTTCATCTCCTCTTCTTACTATTCTTTTTTCAGCTGGGGTTTGTTTTATTATTGAAACTACAGTTGACATAGGTATTGTTGGAGGAATGCTATCAAATTTTCCAACTATTCTTACAATACCATCTTGAATACCACTACCTACTGTATCTGATTTTAATATACTTTGAACAGAATCATCTTCAAATGGTACTGGTGTGTATTCTCCATTTTCAGGTTTATATGCTTTAAAAGTATTTGTATCTAACACTATTTCACCTTCATCAGTATTTGCTGTTATGATAGCTGATTTGGAGTCTTCTTCTTTTGATTTATCAATTACTTTAGTAATAGTATCTTTAGGTAAAAGATTATCTTTTGTTAACTTTAATAAAGCATCAAAAGGCATCTCATCAAATCTAGGTAAACTTCTTAATATACTACTTGTACGAGTGTTTATTTTGACATTAGGATATGTATCTTTTTCAGTAAATAAACCCATTGATACATCATCACCACTAAATTTTAGTTTAATTATAGCTTTATCATCATTAGAAACGTAATATCTTTCATTACCAGGAACATCAAGTAATCCACCATTAACTACTGCTTTTTTAGCTGAGAAAGGAATACCACGTGATTTTAAAGTTTCTGTAGGTACTTTTGTAAATCTTCTAGCGTTAGCTATAATTGATTTTTGGTTTTGATTAGAGAAAGAATCAAATTCTTGTAATAAAGTATTGATATCTATCATCCCATAGTTTTTAGCTACTACTGTAGCCATATCTTGATTGTCTGGGAGGATAGTTTTTACAAATTTTTCATTAGTAATATCATTAAAAAGTTTTTTTCCTTTTCTAATAATAAGATATCGTTCTTTGAAGTCAGGTGGTGCCACTTCCCATTCTTCAACATTCATAGCATTGTTAGCATATTGACGAGTTGATAATTCAACTTTTCCAATAGGAACATATCTGAATATTCTTTCTAAACCTCGAATTGATGGGAAATTTTGTTCAACAAATGAAAATGGTTCCCATCTGTTCCATTCTGTTCCTCTACCACCAACATCATTATTTGATCTATCTGATACTTTATAAGTATTATCACTACCTACTACAACAACAAAGAAACTTTTTCTATCACTGTCTGGTAAGTTAGTATCTTTTACTAAATAGAATGTTGGGTTTTTTCTATTAGCATCATAACGATAATTACCAAATGAACCTTTAGTAATACACCATTGTTCACCTCGACCAAACTTTAAACAGTTTTCTTCATTATGGCCACTATAGATTATAAGACCATTTTCATTATAAACAACGTCTGGTATGTTTGATACATCTTCATCATCTTCTTCTTTGCTTGAGCCTTTGTAGGCTGATACAAGTTTTATTAATGACTTTAATGGATATTTAGCTAAATCTTTTTCAGTTACTTTAGGATTATTTTTTAATCGAGCATCAAAATAGTCAATATAGTCGCTTAGATTTTTATCTGAGATTGTGATGTCAAAATCATCTGCTTCTTGTTTAAATTTATCCATTAACTGTTGCTTAACTCTTGGAGCTAATGCCTCAGATAAATTGTTTGACCAATTGTTAACTAAATGTTCTATTAATTTATGAATATTACTCATTACAAAATTTATTATAAATATGGGTAATTATTCTTCAGTTTTATCAACTAATGGACCTCCAACAACCCAAGCATCACAAGTTCGAGCGGCTGCGCATTTAAATTTTAAAAATCTACAGTACCCTAATTTACCAGCGTCAATTACATCAAATGGGTCTTCTGATTCTTCATCATTACCTATTCCTTTAGCTATACAGTCTAAAGTTTTTGTTGTAATATCAAATGCCGCGCAATTACCACATAATGAAGTTTTAGCTTCTTCTATAGAGTCAAGTTGCCACATATCTGCTTTAACTTGCCAAAATTTTTCATTAGGTTCGTTTGGATTTAAAGGACCATATCCTTGATTTTTAATAGCTTTTTGTCTATTTTGAAGATTTAATTCTATATTTTGAGTAGGAGCAGGACATTTATTCATATCTGCTTTATTTAAGATATCTACTAATTTAATCATTTTGTTTTCCCCCATTTTTTACCTTTACCTTTAGTTTTACATTGTGATGGTGTAGGACGACATGATGGGTATTTAGCTCGTTTTTCACCTTCTTTTCTACCACATGGTTTACATTTACCATCACGGCATGTGTTACAGTCTACCCATCCACCTTCTTTACCAGGTGTTCCTTTACGTTTGAACCATTTACGTAATGATTCATCTTCATTTAATATTTTCTGAATTGCTTCTTTTAACCTAGTATATCCTGATCCGTAAGGAGCAGCTTTGCCTGATTGTGGGTCATCTGTTTCTTTTAAGCCTTTCCAAATTTTACCTTGGCGACATCTAACAATTGCTCCTGATCTATAAGCTGAGGATTTATCAAATTTTCTTCTAGCTATGCGAAGGCAACGATCTGCTTTTTTCTTTTCTTCTAGAACAAGTTGTTCTATTAAATGTGTTAGTTCCATATTACCAGTATCCTGAAAATGTTGTTTTAAATCCTAATAACTTAGCGTAACGAGGAAGACGACATGACCAATAACTAGCTTTTGTTCTATCTTTCTTTTGTGGGCAATTATGACGTTTAGAGAATGCTGAGCGTGCTTTAGAGTTATTTAACTTAGCTCGCAATCCACCTCCAGCCATACCAAATGATACTTTTTTAATACGTTTGGTTTTAGGATCTTTAACATAAACATAGAATTTTTTAGAACCACCACGTTTTGGTTTACCTAATGCTGGTTGTTTCTTTTCTTCTTCTAATTCTGCTTCTGTTAATATTTCGATCTCCATCATTGGTAAATCTAAAGGTACCACTTCATCTTCAAACATTCCAAAACGACCTAAATCTGTGTTTTCAAATAATTTTTTATCTTCAGCTAAAAGTTCAATAATACCTTGTTTCCATAATATACGAGCTTCATGGATTAATTCTATATGTGATTTAGAACCAGGACGAAATATATTCTCATGGATCGGTATTTTATTAGAGATATGGTATCTCATATTTTCAGATATAGGAGAATTATATTGTTTAGACTCGTTTAATGTTGGAGCAACATTAGGTTGTTCTAGTAAAGCTGATTTTATTGCTTCTATTATTAGTTGTTTCATGCTGTTCTTATTTTTAAACTTAGTGGTAATATTCCTTTACCTTGAGAATCTCGTATCTCAATAAGGTAATTTACAGTACCTAATACTGGGCTGTCAGCGGTTAACTTTACCGTTAATGTTTTAGTCGCGGCATTCGGATACTTAATACTAGCATTCTTTATATCACCAACAAATCGATAAACATCATCTTCTGTTCTATTATCATAAATGAATAATCCTTTTTCTTTTTCACGAACATACCAATATCCATAGTCATATCCTGATGCTATAAATTTTTTAAGTTCTTCAGAATTACTTATATTTGTTGGTTCAAACGTATTAGATATAGAGTTTTCTTTAGTTATGTACTCATTTAATCCTTGAGCTACTTTTTCAGAATCAATATTAAATGTTTCAAATAGTCTAGCTATAGTTGGTTTTAAATTAAATTTACTAGGATCATAAACTACTTTACCATCTTCAAAAACAATAAATGGAACATTACCTCCATTATAAAATCCACCACCTGATATATTTTTGATAGATAAATAAGTATCAGGTAATATTGTTATATCTGATATGGTTTTTCCTTTATTTTCAGGACCATTAAAATCAATAGGACGTTTAGTATCTTTATTCCCAGTTTGTATTACTTGTTCTGGGGTTATGTCTTCAGGATCAATACCTATTTTAGTATATAATTCTATTAAATCAGGATCAGTTATGTCTTCTAATGAGGTACCAGCTGATGATTTAATTTTATCATAGAAATTACTCTCATATTTTTCACCTAAATTTGACCCACCAGATAATGTTATTTTGACAGGACCTTCAGAAGTATCAAATAAATACATGTTATATTTAGAACTCTTATTTATTCCCTCTTTAGGTTTAAGTATTGTAATTTGAGGATTATTAAATGTATCTTTGATAATTTCTAAAAATTGATCAGAAGATATTTTATCCATATTACCTAATCTATACCAATCTGACTGTAGTTTAAAAGTATGCTGTTTACCTAATTTTGAATTAATAATAGCTTGGATAGCTTTAACTGTATTTTGTTTCATACTACCTTCATTTAAACTTACATTTTGTCCTAATACTTCACTTATTAAAGATTCAAGTAATGAAATATCAGTAGGGTTACTCATATCTGGGTAACCCTTAGGGAATTTGTAAGAAACGCTATGTAGGAATTTATCGAATATATTCATATTGATAAATATTTAATGAACTAATAAATAAACTAGAGGTGCTATAATTACCACTGCTGCTCCACCTGTTATAAATGTTGATTTGACCCACTTATTCTTTTTATCAGTTATATCTGCTAATTTAACCTTTGTATTTTCATGAGCTGTGTATTCAGTATTATATTTATTTTGGAAGTCTTTAGATACAACTAATAAGTTATCGTATTCATTATTTAAATGATCATACGCTGATCTTTCTCTTTCGATTTGTAAATCAGCATCCATAGCATACTTTTCCCATTTTGCTTTTTCAAGCTTACATCCTTCAAACTGTTTAAATTTTACTAATAATTCAATTTCTTGTTTGTTAGTAAAAAATATACCAGTATCACCACCAAAAACAATACGTTTAGGGGTTAAGTGTTGACCACATGCTATCACGTTGGTCAATAGTAAAATTATGGATATTAGAAATGTCTTTAGCATTTTGGATTTGGATATATTGGATTTCTGTTTTAACATTTGCTTGAGCACTATCATAATCTTGTTTTAGTTTAACATATGAATTGTTCAATGAATCTACAATATGGCTTAAACTATCAATACGATTATCAACCGGGGGTGTTATTGGTCTAGATGTAGGGGTAATAGACTTTATTACTAATAATGAAGTTAATAATATAACTAATAACCATGGTAAAACAGGATATTTTATAAATTTTTTCATTATGCTGGTAGTGTTTCTTCAGGTGTTTCTTCTGTAGGAGGAGTCTCTTCTGTTGGAATTTCAGGGACTGTCTCATCTTCTGGTGTTTCTCCTCCTGTTGGTACTTCACCTGTTGGTTCCTCTTTATTTGGCTCTGCCCCACCACCATAGCGTAATATACGAGCTATTGAATCAGCAGCACGTTCTTCTTCATTTAAATTAGCTAAATAGAATTTTTTTCCTTCAACTTGAGCAATCCAAGAACGTTCAGTGTATATTAAATAGAAAAATTGATCATTAGCTAATATAATTTTAAATGTAGTAGGACGAGGAGCTACCCACCATATGTCAGATATAAAATCTCCATATTGGTCTGTGAGTAAATCCATTATAACTTGCTTTAACTTAGGAAATTTAGCTAGTACTGGGAATAATTCTTCTTCAAAGTTAACATCATCTGGTGTTACACCAAATGTATCTTCTTGGGCTTCTATTGAAGTTTCACCTGCTTTTTTAGCCGCGTAAACACGTTTAGCTATAGCTTGTATTTTATCTACTAATTCTTTTCTACTTGCCATTTTATTTGCGTAAAGTGTATTCTGTTCTTTCGTCTATTTCTGGTTTGTTTTCAGCTTGGAAGTTTAAATATTGGCTAACTGATGCTATATAGTCAGCTGCTTTAGTTATTTTACTTTGTACCCATGCTTCTAATTGAGTGTCGTCATCTAACATCTGCATTAACTCTTGTGAGTTTTTAATCAAACGGTATAATTCAGATTTAGCCATTTCACCTTCATAATCAACTTCTTCTTTAAGATCTATCCCACGTCCTTTTAATATATCAGCTTTAGTTACTTTACCATCACCTGTTAAATCAGGAAACTTTTTACTTTTTTTCTCATTTACTGGTGGTGTAGATAACTTTTTCTTAATTATTTCTTTTAATTTAGTATCACTCATAGTCTGTACTTGTTTTTTAGCTGTGTTGATTGCACGACCCCATAATATATTTTCAGCGCTACTACCATGTTTAGCAACAGCGTTTGATATTGCTTTCCCGTCAGCTTTCATTGCTGAGTAGATGTCATTTGCTCTGTCTAAAACCGCATCTGATAGTCCTTCATTAATAGGTTCAGAAGCGTATAATGCTTTCATATAAGCCTTAGCTTTTTTAACAGATGAAGAACATCCTTTCTTTTTACCTGTCTCTTTATTATAAACACATTTGCCTCTTAATTCGTATGGCATATCTATTTATTTTAAAGTTAAGGGGAGCATTTGCTCCCCTATAACTCAATTTTACAATTTTTATTTCGCTTTGTCTTCAGCAGTAGAAGCTTTACGGTACTCCGCAATTACCTTCTTAATCTCACCTGCAGTTTTACGAGCACGTCCATGTGCTGCTTTTGCTGGTTTTGAGTGTTCTGCTACTAATAACTCGAATAACTCTTGCATTCTTTCTAATAACTCTTGACTGTTCATAGATTTTATTTGTTTGGTTTATATTATGCTTGATCCTTAGTGATTTGTGTTTTCAAAAAGAATAAAGCGGTGTTTCCGATTTGGCGTACTAATTTGTCTTTATTTTCTCCGTCTGGTAATTGTTTAGCAGCATCTAATGCTGTTTGTAAACCTTGGCCAACTTGTTTTTCAATTGAATCACCACCCATATCTGCTCCCATATCCATATCAGCGGTAGGTTCAATAGATATATCCTCTGAAGATACTTCTTCAGCAGGTGCTTCAGCTTCTGGTTCTATATTTAAATCTAAAGGAGGTAATTCGTCTTTTTTCTTTTTCTTTTCTAATAAAGAGATTTCTTCTTTAATGATTTGCTGTATTAATGATTCTAATTTAGTACTCATTGTGTTTTATTATAAATATATTTATTTTCTAATGGTTTTACATTCATAGCATTTCTTTTTAGATAATGCTTCTTTAGCCATTTTTTTGATTTTATCTTGAATATCTTGAGGAAGTTTGGCTATTTCAGCTTCTTTTTCTTTTCCTTCAGCATCCCATTTATCTAAAAGATCTCTAAACATACCTTTAGTACCAGCATATTTGTCTTCAGCTAATTTATATTTGAAAGCCATTATCGTAAGTTTTGTAATTTGTAAATTGTTGATTTGATTAAATCTGTGATACCATCTAATAGATTCTGTATATTAGTGTCTTCAGTTGATTGGTACACTTCGTAAACTGCTTTACATAACGCGTCTAAGTAGGCTACTACTTGTTGAGTGTTATTATACTCCATTAAGTTAAAATTAGAGTAACCTTTTACAATACCATATTTACCTTGATATGCTTCTACAATACCATCAATTAAAGGTACTATACCATCATAATAAACATTTAAAGCCATATGTTCAGCATATGACTGTGTTTGTAAATGGAAAATGTGAGCTTGGGTACGGGAGTGGAATAAATATGATATTAACTTTACAAAATCCATGTTTAATTTTTAATTATAAATATCGGCTATTTTTTCAAGCTCTCAAGATACTTAATGGTTTCTTCTTTATTCTCAAGAAGTTTTTGTTTAGCGTCACCAGACCAACATTCAATATCACCTGCTTCAGTTATATATGACTCATTTTTAGTGTTCATTTCTTCATCAATCCAAATGTTAAATTCATGAATTAAACCATCAATATCTGAGTTGGTTACAAACTTTTCATACTCTTCAAGTAATCCTTTTTTTCTAAGGTCAGCTTCAAAATCTACCTGGCAATTAAAGCATCTTTTGTATTGTAGATAAAAGCGTTTATCTAGATGTGGTTTCATTACTTTACTACAACATGGGCAAAATAATGGTAGGTTAATTTCTTTTTTAGCAGCGTCTAATTTAGTGATGTTTTGTTTAACACCATTTTTAATAGTCCAAGTACGATCATCTTCTTCCCATATATCACCTTCTTTATGATGTTCATATTGTTTAGTATAACCAGTACCTACAGTAGCTTTTTCACCATATTTACCTTGCATAAGGTTACGAAGACGTTGTACGTCTTTTTCCTTAAACTCTTTTTTCAAAACATTTTCTGCCATAACTTATGATTCTTTTTCTGCTATATCATATTTAATTTTAGCATTACCTAAAATTGTTTTGATAATTTTTTTAGTTACATCTTTTGATGGGTTATTTCCTTGTGGAAAAACTAACGTTTCACCTTTAGGTACCCATGTTAATAAACGAGTTTTTTTATCTTTTAATAAACCAGCGTAAAACTCATTTTCCATATCTTTAGTGACAGGTGGTTTTCTACCTGCTCTACGATCATATACAGTACCAAATTTTTCTTCATAATCTTTTTGAAATCTATTTCTTAAATTAGACATATAAATTCCTAAAAAATTAGGATTAGATAAAGCATCTATAACCTTATCTACAGTTGCTCCTTTAGGTGTTAGTACTAAATTATAAGTAGCTTTTAAACCAGCTGATGGTCTTTCGTCATCACCTTCATTTTCCATTAGTCTTACTAAACTGTATTTCATAGTCCTAGTTCTTTTAATTGTTTAATTGTATCTGCGGCAGATGTATGTAATATTCCTATTCCACCTTTATCTCTCCATTGTTGTATGTTTCTTTCCATATCATCAATAAGTATTTTATTTTCTCCTGAGTATTTTTGTTTAAATCTAGCTGGTGTTAAAATCATTTTAACATCAGGTAAATTATTTTTCTTCCATACTCGTTTACCTATTTTAGATGACTCTTCTTGGGAAGGTGCTGATAATATTATTGGGTTATATGGAGTGATATAATTCCATAATGTTTTACCATCAGGTAACCATTTTAGTTTAATCCAAAATGCAGCTCCCATTTTATGTATTGGTTCCCAAAATTCAGGACCTTCACCTGCGCTTGCCATTGGTTTACCTGACGCTTCTTCATAACCTTTTTCAAAATCAACTAACACACCATCTAAATCACAATAGATAGTATACTTGTCTTTTTCAACTTCTTCTAATAACTTTTTTAATTTAATCATTTCCTTTTATTGAATTTTCCCAACCTCTAAATAATAGACCATTACCATATTCATATGCTTCACGTTCTAATTCTTTTAGATAATCGTCTTCATTTATATTATATCCTTCGATATTTTGTAATTTTCCTTCAAGATTTTGTTTATGATGTACCATTTCGTGCGCGAAAGAGCGCAATACATCTTTAGGATGACGTTTTAGTGTGTATAACGTGATTGACTTGTCATTTGGGTTATAATACGCTGTTTTGCCGAAGAAATCATCAGCGTTCTTAGTATCATCTTCAACAAAATTAACATCTGGTAATGGTTCAATATTAATATGATCCATCATATAGTCTGTTAATGATATTAGTTTTTCTATAAAATCTTTATCATTTTCTAAACCTTTTTTACTAATATTAGATATTACTATTTTATCTTTATCTTTATCAACTTTAAAATCTGGTGGTGATAAATTTTTATAATAGTCTTTATAGTAGTCTACTCTAGTAGGTTCTGATGAGATGTTAAAATCTAATTGTTTGTCTTGGATTGGTTCAAAGAAATTATCTATTCCTTTAGGTGTGTTATCATGTCCACATTTATGACACATAAATAAGTCATCACCACCATCTTTAATTTTCCAAGTCCAACCACAACCATCACAAACTATACTATCACCTTGAATTTGTTCAAATGTTAATTTAGTACTTGTAGTTTGGAAATTAGGTTTACGCATTATAGTTTTAGCTACCGCTACTACTTTATCACGTAATTGACTTTTTCTAATATCTTTAGTTAATGGAATATTAATGTCAGTATCTGAGTCTGTCGCTACTACCTCTCCTTGGTCTAATAAATCAGCTAATTCATCTTTTTCATCTGATAGTTTATCAAAGAAATCATATAATTCATCTGTCTCAATTTCAGGACGATTACGTTTATCATTAACTCTATCAATAAAATGAGGTGGTATATCAATATCAATTGGGTCTAAAACATCATCAGCATAATCATCTATATCATCAATTTCAGGTTCAGGTACAACCTCATTAACCCAAGTTGTTATTTCTTCACCTTCAGACATTGGATTAAGTATACTGTATACTTCTTCTCTTTCGCTATCTGATAACTCAGTTGGTAAGTAGTTAGATAATGCTTCTTTATCTGTTAGTACTTGTCTAGCTTTAGTACCACTAACATCATTAGTAGTAACAATATTGATTGCTTCTAAATTGTCACGAGTACTAGCTGCTTTAGAGCGTTTATAAAAATCTTGAAAATCTTGGTCATTACCTTGTCTAGATCCTAAAAACCATTTAACATCTTCAAATGGATGTTCTTTAGCGTATCTGTAAATTGAAGATACTGGGTTAGGTGAGGCTGCAATTTCAACATTATCAGGTAGATAATTTTTATAGATATTCCAAATAGCTAATGATTGATCTTGAGTGATATCTGACCTTCCACCCCCTGTCCCAACAAATATAATAAATTTGTTTGGATTGTATTTTTCTATAGCTTTTTTAACTACTTCAAGATGACCCTTAGTAGGTGGTTGAAACCCACCTCCAAATAAACCTACAGTTGATCCTTCACCTAAAGAATCAACTTCAGTTAAAAATGGTAATATAAGTGATTTAACTAATGAGTTCATTTAATAAAATTATTAACAACAGTAGGTAATTGTTTACTATCTATAGGATTTAATTTAGATTGAATATCCCCGTAAGTATTAGCTATTTTATCAATGTTTTGATAAAGTTGTTGTTTTGTTTTTTCTCTTGATTTCTCTCGTTTAGCTTTTTCTTCAGGTGATAATTCAGTATCATCTTTTCTAAATGATGAAACAAATTGACCTGATGATAATAAGTTATCAAAATATTCTTTTAGAGTACCATCTTGATATGCTTTTTCAAAATTAGCAATTTCTGCTTCTTCTTCTGGACCTGATGGTGTGTTTACTAAAATAAAATTATCTCCAAATATATTTTTATACTCATCTAATAAATTATAAACATTAGCCCAAGTACCTAAAACACCAGCAGCTGGTACTTTACGTTCACGTTTGTAGTTTCTTAAAAATGATACTATTGGGTGAGCATAAACCATTATCATCATTATATCATATCCACCTTCGTTTAACATATCTAATGTTGGTTGAAGTGTAGATAGATTAGATGCTGTAGTGTCGTAAATTAAATTACGTTTAGCTGCTATAGCGTTAGGTAAGTCTTGTTTTCTTATTTGAGATGAGGCAGCAGATAAATTACCAAACATTGGTGAATCTTTATCTTCTACATATTTGTCTGCATTTAAGTTTTCAAATCCTTTTAATTGAGAATCAATTGTTTTTAGGATTGTTGATTTACCTACTGATGCTCCTCCAGCCATTATTATAGCTTTTGGTTTGTTTTGTACTTCTTTTAGTAAGTCAGTTAGTTTTATCATCTTGCTAAATATAATAAAGAGATTTGGCATAGCCAAACCTTTTATCATAAATATTACAAGTCTTCTCGTTTTGCGGTAGTTCTAAACGACTCAAATACAGGTGCGGACTTAGGATTTTCAAGATCAAATAACTTACGTACAGTCTTGAATATTTCTAAATTTTCTTCAAATGTACGTTCTGATTCAGCTATTTCCCATCCCTTACCTTGCATTTTCTCTTTATTAGCTTTACGTTTAGATGATTTTAACCATAACACAGCTGCATGATCAGCTTCTAGACCATAACATTCTTTGTAACATTGTTTATAAACAGCTGTTTGTAATTCATATACTGTTTGTAGATGATTAGATGTTTTAAAATCAATAATCCATAACTTACCATCAATTTCACAAACTAGATCACATGTACCAGCTACTTTTAATTCATCTGAAAATAAGTGTACTTCAGTCTCAATTAATTTAGGTTTATATGTTTCCCAAAAGTCTACAAAACGTAAGAACATAATCCATACTTCAGGATTATACTGTGGTACACCATATGAACTTAAAAATGTTAATTCTTCACCGTTTAAGTATTCTTCAATCATTTCATGAACTTGAGTACCATCTTCAGCTGCTTTTTTAACAATGTACTCTGAGGCGTAACCTACTTTCTTTAACCAATCTTCAAAATGTTTACCTTTAGGATATGTTCCTAACACATAAGTAACAGATGGATAATAATCACTATTTCTTCTATAATACCTAGAATCTGGTAGTGTTATTTGTTTATGGTCATCAGAAATTTCTAATATACGCTTATACGAGTGTTTTATTTTGCTCATACTAATTGGAGTTTTTTCTCAAATAAACTTGAGAATGTTAATGGAATGGTTTGTTGGATTAGATTTGTAAAATTTTCGAATCCCATTTCACCAGGATCTTTATCTTGCATATCTACCAAATATACCTCTTTACCTTCATTGATTAGCTCTTCACAAAATGACAGAGCTTGTTTAATAGCATCTTTATCTAATGCTATATATATTTTTTGTACTTTAGAAGTAACTAATTTTTTTCTTAAGTTTTGTTGAATATTTTTACCTAACAGTGGGATAACATTGCGTTTAATAGCTAATGCGTCAAATGGTCCCTCACATAATATAATTGGTATATTCCAGTTAATAAACAACTCAAATGGTATTATATCACGAGATACATCTGGGTTTTTATATTTTATAGATGAGTTTTTATCAAAACTTCTAGCTGTAAAATAATTTAAGATTCCATCTTTGTCATATGATGGTATTACAATACAGTTGTTATACTTACCAGATTCACAATAACCTATATTGTATTTAATAATGTCGTTAGGTGTTACTTGTCTGCGTTTTAAATAGCTGATTGCGTGCTTATATGCGATGCTACTATATTGGGTTGATAGTGGTTTAAATTCTTTAGGTAATTCTACTTTTTTCTCAACTACTACTGTTTCTACACCTGATGTGTATTTTACTAATGACTTTAATTCATTTATTTTTTCAGCAGTAGCCTCTATTACTTTAAATAGTTTAACTAGACTTTTACCTCTTTTATCACAAACCCAACAGTGCCATGGATGTTCACCTTTTTCATTTTCAGATAAATTAATTTCAAGTTTAGGTTTGTGATGATTACAAAATGGACAATGGTAAGCAAAGTTACCTTTAGAGGTAGACTTACCAGTACCTAAAACAGAATTTATTGTTGCTACTAAAGCTTGATTTACCATACTTACAATATATCAATCAGATGTGGATTAGCCAAATCTTTCTTAAAATATCGTCCTTGTATGTTATCATTGTAACTGTTTGTTTCTAAACAGCTAGTTGTGAATTGGTATTTAGCTTCAAGATATGATAGATGTTTTGATGTCCATGCTATATCTAGTATTTCTCTATAGAATTTATCTTCACCTAAACGTGCTACATCTTCTAGTAATGGTTTACAACTGCCCCAATATGTTTGCCAATCTGACTCAGCGTATGAAACTTCTTTAGTTTTCTTACGACCAGGACCAGTTTGTTCAGCCATGGCTTTTTTACCTAACTTTTTAGTCTTTTTATGTTGTAAGAATTTTTTTCCAATATATATTCTACCATCAACTGTATTAGAAATAAGATAAACAAACCCAAATGGAGTATGTTCACCAAAATCTTCTATGTTTTCAACTTTTTTACCTTTATATAACCAATTTACCATAATCTTATTTATCTATATTAACTAATATTGTTGTATCAGTTGTTCGACTTGTTGGAAGAGGTTGACCTAATTTAGCTACCATTAATAATTCTTGTGCTTCATTATAGAAACCTACTGTTGTAACATATGGACTAAAATATGAACCTGTTACAAAATTATAAACTGTACCTTCTGTAGAACCTGATATTAATGATGGGTTTAAACTAAAGTTAAATTCTTCAGGTCTAATAGTACATTTATATTGTGTCTCATATATTGTTCTTGAACTTTGGAAGCTACAAGTAATATTATTGGTATCAAAAAAGCCATCGTCTATACTTGGTCCAAAATTAGATGGAAATATTACAGTACCATGACTATAGTTTATAATACCTGCTGGTTGTGATCCTGATATTAATATTCCTTCTCCATTGTCTGTAACTATTGAGATATTTCCAGGGGTTGATCCTTCTACTTTTATATAAAAAGTATTTGGGTTTATATAATCTCCAAATAAATCTCTAGGTATGGATAACATAACAAAACCAGCTAAATCAAAATACCTACTAAATCCATAGTTAGAAGTATATCCAATTGAATTAGTTTGGAATAATGTTGTGGATTCATAGTTATAAAACCTACTATAAACATTAGTTAATGAATCATCTTCTACTACTTGCCCTAAGTAATTAGTGATATAAGGAGAACCACTAATTGGATTAGGAATGTAATTAGTGTAATATAACTGTTTTATAGAGTTATATAATCCTCCTACAGTTATTGAAGAAGTGATTGAAGGGTTTGATGAAGCAGAAATATTAAATTGTGAAGAACTTTTATTATAATTTATTCCTGTTAATCCAATAATTCCATTATTAATTAAAGACGCAGTGCCTTCAAAAGAAAAACTTTTGTTAACAACTAACGGAGATACAATGATATCCGTGCTTAGAAATTGTTTGAAAGCACTCATTCATTAAAAATCTAATTTAACACGTACTAATGCCTCTTTTGTAAAGTCTTTCTTAAGTGGTTTTGATAATTTAGCTACTGCTAACAATTCATTTGAATCATTATATAAACCTACGGTTGTAATATAAGTAGTTGGGCTATTGATAAATAAATCATATAAAACAGCTCCTGTGCTACCTGATATGAAGCTTGGGTTTTCAGTGTAATTAAATTCAGCGTTTCTTGCTCTACAAAATACAAAATCAGAAGTTATTGTTTCATTACTGTTTAATGAAAAACTACTTGTAAATGAACCTGTAGTTAATCCTATTTTGGCTGAGCTTGTAGAATATAAACGAATTGGGTTAGCAGCGTTTACGTTTGATGTTCTTACTGTATTTAAAGAAATACCTCCACTAGCAAATTGTAAATCTAAGACTGGGGCGTTTAAAATAATAGTTCCAATGTCTGGTAAAAATAGACCATATGAGCCTGAGATTGTCATACCATTACTTACTGCTCCTAAAGCACTATTTGCTGTTGATACAGCTGTTCCATTACTCCCAGATACAATTTGATATACTCTACCAGCATCACAATAAGTGACAGTTGTAGTATCTAAACTATTATCGGTTAGATTAATTTGTTTAGAAGCAGAATATAATGTTAAGTTTAATGATCCTGGGAATAATGATTCTTTGAATCTTGCTCTATCAACTGTAATAGCATAAAAATCTTGTTGGGTAGGAGTAACTGAAGAGAATGAAAATTGAGTATTCTCATCTCCATAAATTAAATTACGGAATTGTCCATAGACTGTTCTTGAAGGTGATAATCCATTTATACCAGCGTCATATAGTAATGATCCTGATCCGTTTATATTACCGTAAGCTATGTTAAATTGTATTTCAGCTGATGTGTCTGTAGATGGGTTGGTACTATATATATTTAAATAGTAGTTACCAGATGTTCCAGCTACTTGAACAGAAGATGTATACATTGCTGTTAATGGGGAGACGTAATTAGTCCAACATGGAGCAGTTATACTATCAGCACTAACTAAGAAATCTTGAGGGTCTAATGTTTTATATGACATTTTTTATAATATTTTTATTAGCTAACTTTTGTTATAGTGATTGGGATAGTTACTCTAGCTCCACTATCTCTACCTTGAACAATCAATATAGTTTGTAATTGAGTTTGTGTTCCAAATAATGTATTAATAGTAGTACCAGTCATGTTTAATGTAGTACCGATCACGGTCTTAGACACATTAGTTCCAAGAGTAGTTGTTGAGTTTAAAGCTGTTGATGTATTAGTATTAATACCTACACCATTAAACACACTCATTGTTCTAACATCACCAATAGTAAAGTTATATCCTGAGGTTTCAAATGTTTGTGTTCCACCTAAATAATTTAATGTTTGGGGAGTAATTGAAAGAGAAGCACCTTGTTTTAATACTATGTTAGTATAACCAATATTAATAATAGGCATTTTAGCTGTACCACGTGGTAATGTAGTAAGTTGATACTTCATTATTTGTGTTTCATCAGAAAATGCTTCTAATAAAGGCATACCTTCAATTGCTTGACCATAATAAGCTGATCCTGAAGGATTATTTGGATTGAATAAGGTGTAATCAATTTCATCATCTGATAATGAAAATTGAGTGATACGAAATGAGCCGTCATTTTTGGCTAATAACTCTCTACCTTTTTTAGTTAAAATAGCATCAACTGTTACTATTTGGTTATTTAAATATCCCATTTTTTATATATAATTTATTATAAATATTATGTTAATAAGCCTTCTGCGGCAAGTTTTTGGACTATAGTTGTAAAATCACTTTCTAATTCTTCAGACATATATTGGGGTTTTAAGAAACCTGTTAATGTTTGACCTGTTGTACCTGAGGGTTTAGGTACATCTAATATTATTTGATTACCAGCATTTGGGTTTATCCTAAATACGGTGAAATGATCGGTTATTGATCCTGATGGGATTGGGGGTTTGATATCAATTTGGGTAACACCTACTCCTAAAATAGTATATGTGCTAATATTATATATTTTTGATATTTTTGTTTTGTCATATTCAAAACGTATATAATCACCAGGAAGTAAATATGATGGAAAAGTTATATTATTAAAACCTAAAGATAAAGATGATGTAGGAATAATTTGAACATAATTACTTTGAGGATTTAATACATTTGTTAATCCTATAGATGTTATTAAAGATTGAGTTGCGTTAGAAGATGTTGGATAATTTAATGGAACCCAATATGGAGATATCACTTCTAAAGCATTAGAGTAATTAGTAGTTGCTAAGAATGAGGTATTTAAAGTATTAGGAGCTGATCCTAGTACTAGTAAAGATGGAGAAAAAGCACTTAATGATTCTAGTTTATATCTTACTCTTATTCTTGAACCACTTTCAAACACTTGAGGCACAGTTTGTATGTAATTTAAATATGCTGAGGTGGCGGACCCACCTTGAGCTCTATATACTTGACCTTCATCAGTTGTTATAATACTTTGTATTGGTGGAGTATTTAAATTATTGGAGAAATTTACCCCAGGTGTAGCAATTGTTAAATCTAAAGATTGAGATGTTACAAAATTATCAGTAGATTTTATTATTTGCATGTATAATACTTCACTAGGACTTAACCCATTTACAAACATACTTGCTTTAAAAGTTACTTTGGTACTATAATCATAGGTATTAGTACTAAAAGCATAAGTGTATGTTGAGTTATTATAACTAGATGATGGATCAGATAATTCATATGGATAATCCATAGTTGTCCATGATGTAGCTGTTATAGCACTAGAATTGACTTTTTTAGTTGAAAAAGTATAGTCAGGAATAAATCCTGTTTGTAATGAGGTCCCACCTTGAGAAAAACTCATTGTTGTGATATAATCCATTTTTCCAGAACCTGTTTCTGTAGTTAAGATAGTTTCTATTCTACCTATATCTGTTATAGTTTTAGTACCTAATAAAGTACTAAATAAAGTAGTTCCTTCTAAACTTGTAACATTTACTGTCTTCCCAACTTCAAAATTTTGTATTAAGTTTAACACATCTATTGAATTAGGTTGAGGGGTCACTACATTACCTTGAGCATCAATTAAATACTTTACAAAATAAGCAGTTTGGTCTATAAGTTCAGGGCCTGTTCCTCCTACACTACTAAAATAAGCAAAATATGTTTGATTTTTCTCAGCGGCAGAAAGTGCTCCATACCCACTATTATCTATGGTAAGATCATTAAAATCTCCTTGTATATTCGCACTATATAAATTTTCTGACATATTATGTTGTTCTATATGAATTTGTTCTACTACCGTTGTATCTTAAATTAGACCAAGCTTTTGAATTATAATTTGAGTCTTGAACAAAAGCTCTATCAGCGGTTCCTGATATGATAAGACCAAAGTTAACAGGAGTCAAGGGATTTTGAGAATAATCTATATCCATCCAAATATTTGAATATTGTGGTGTCTCAGCATTATCTAATAATGGGTTGTAATCATTATAGTCAAAATTAATAGCATCAGGATCAAAAATTACTAATGATGATGAACCATTAAATGGAGAGGAGTTAATCATTGATAAACTTACATGACATGAATTTATTGTTAAATTAGTAGAATCTAAACCTTCAGCTACTATAAAATTAATTATGTTATTTTCTACTAATCCTATTCCTGATCCTGTTAAGAATAAAGTAGTGTTAAAAGTATTAGTACCAACAGATAAATTGATTGATTTAACCGATTGGCCTACTCCGTCTCCATTATTCCAAATTGCTGTTGATAATCCAGCTCCTACTACCATATATGTACCTGGGCTGGCTATGTAAGTGTAACTACCACTAATTTGAACTTGTAAGCCTACATTAGGAGTTTGATGGAGATAATAATCACCATTAGAAGCTGTAAGGAAACCTAATGTATTACCACTTACACTCCCAAAAGATGATATTTTTATACTTCCATATTCTATATCATCTGCACTTACTGGAGTGAAACTACTAGCAGAAGTAGCTAAGAAGCTATAATTATTTATATCTCCTAATGAAGATGTTATAGGTTGGGGGTAAGTTAAACCAAATATAAAATAATCATTTTGGACTTGTGTAGTTGATATAGCATATTGTTTAACTCCAATATCAGGATGATTAATACGGATTGAAGTCATTTGAGCTAGATAATCAGATTTATCTGTACCATTAGCATCAAATTTATTAATTTTTAAATATTTTATACCATCATTATATATGGTTCCGTATCCTGTAGGCATATGACTATTTTATTTTATCCTGGTATAAATGCAGTTGGTATTCCTGGTGGGTTAATGTTAAGTATACTTCCTGTGTCAAACCATAAATATATTTCTCCTTGGTTTGGTGAAGTATTAATATTTAAAAAGTCTTCTAATGATGTTATAGTACTTACATATAATGTAGGAGTATATGTATTTTGGGTTGTAGAAGGATATTTAAACTCATTATCTGGGTTTAATTCTCCGTCTGTCACTACAAATTCAGTTCCTGGTAGTTCACCATTGTAAAACTCATATTGTGATGATTGAGAAATATATGATATACCTGTTGGGCCCTCATATGTTTGTATCCAATCTTGAGCAAATGTAGTAGTATTATATTGATTAAATGTACCTCCAGTACTACCACTTATAAACGCTGTTTGTATAGATCCACTATAATCTAATTCTTCCCATTCAACTTGCGGTTGGGGGTATTTATTTCTTTCTAATAAATGTTGTTTAATAACTACACCTGATGTTAGACTTGTTCTTGCGGGAACAAAATCTTTAATCATTTTAAATAATGAATTATCAAAATATTTAATTAATCTTACATAGTCTGTTAAATCATAAGTATCAAAATATTTTTGAAAGAAATTATTACTTAAAGTATTTAAGTCAGGATATGAAGTAGCAGATGAAGATACTTGTCTTGGATCACCAATATATTCTCCTATATTAAAATATCCTAATGAATCTATAATATCATCATTAATTTCATTTTGAGGTGAAAATGCTACTTCTAATAAATTAACATCTGGTGATTCACTACCTAGTGATGGGTATGATTGTTCTATAGAAGTATATTGTGATATAACACTTCCTGTAGGTAAACTAGAGGATACAATTTGTATTTTATCTGTTACTCTTCCTTTTAGGCCTACTACAGGTGAGTTTAAGAATCTTGGTCCTACATTAACCGCATACCAAGGATTTTTAATTATGTTTATAACAGTATTGTTAGGTCCCCATATGCTACTACTAAATGATTGAGTTGTAGGCCAAGAACCTGTTACTTTAGGATGGACTGAGGTAAGTCCTGGGCTCCCAGGTATAAGGGAGGATGTAGTGGTTATTAAATCTGCTCCTAATGGTAATCTATGAGCTAAATAATTAGCATAGTCTACTTCATTGCTGTAGTCTATAGATTGGGGGTTCATTATAAAATCCTTAAACGAATCCACACTTCCTGTTCTAGCCCAAAATCTTAATTCTTGATATGAGCCTGTAAATGGAGTAAAATCACGGCCACTTATATTAACAAAACTATCAGCATTTAAAGTAAAATAACTACCGCTTGGCCAAGCTAAACTACTTGTAGTTATAGATGAAGAAGCTAAATACCCTATTTGATTTCCATCATATCCATCATAATATAAGCTATTACCAGCGTATAAAGTATAAGTATTGCCTGATCTATTAACCATTACTGACCACCATCCTTCATCAAAAAATGGTAAATAAACACTAGCTGTAGCGTTAGGAAAGGAAGTATTAGGGTAAAAATCTAGTTTAGCAAATTGGTAAGAAGCAGAAGGAGTTGACCCACTATATGAGGCACTGATGTATCCAGAACCAGTATATAATAAAGTTAATCCTGCTTGTATTATGTTTCCACTTCCAGATGTTATCGAAAATATACTTTGAGAGTGATAGGTGTTAGTTAAGCCAGCAGTTTTAAATCGCAATTGAATACTTTCAGGACGATTATTATTAGCACTCCAACTTGGGTGGAGAATGAATGTATTTTCTAACCAGTTAACTCCAATATTATTATCATAAAATGAATCAAAAGCATAATTAAATTGTTGATCAAAATAATCATAGGTAGAAGTATCTTTATCTCTACCCCCAAATTCACTAATTCTTAAAACAGTATCAGGTACACCAAAACAATTTATTAAAGCACGTAAACCAGGTATAGTACCTTTAGTTTTAGCTAAATAAGGTAAGTTATGGTAAATACGTTTATATACTTCTTTATTATAATCATCTATTGGAGTAACAGATGCTTCATATGAAGCTGTTATATAACTTGTAATTAAGTCTGATCCTGTTGGATGTAAATTTATACCTGTACTACCTGAGTTAAACCCAGTGAATGCGTTAAATAAATCATCAGATGTGAAATTATTTTGATATAATTTTATACCAAATGATTTTAATGCTTCAGCTACTAAATCTTTAGAAATACCGTGATCTAATCTATTATCAGCATTATAACGATTAGTTACATCTTTATAGTAAGTCCATATATAATCATAATGCTGTCCAACTAATTGTACAAAAGAATAATATGGTGAGTTTCTTTCATCATCACGTATATATTCAGGTATAGTGTAGTATAAATAATCTTGATTATTCTCATCATATATGGAAGCACTAAGTAATCTTCCTCCATAATATATAGATGTAGGATCAGAACTACCTAACCAATTTAAAACTTGAGTACTACCTGTTGAGTATAAAGTATATGGTACAGTACTATTGGATTTAGGCCACATATATGAGCCTGATTCGTAGTACATATAATATTCATACCCATCAAAATTTTGAATTATATCTGTTATTTTGTTTTGGATAATAACAGAACTTGTTAATGATGATGTAACACTAGATAATGAGTTTAACTCATTATTGTATGTCTCTATTTGTTTTATTTTATAATAAAAATTATTTAGTCTTACTTCAGCTGAGGAAAAATGTATAAAATTAGAAAAATCAGTGTAATCAAGACTGATGTCAATGGCTTTTTCTTCTAGTATACTTTTTATTTGATTTATAGATGAAGTAAGAGTATTAGATAATAATGAATTGTAATCAGTATAATCTGTTGAATTATTTATCCTATCTTGTATATTTAAATTAAAATTTGGGCCTTTTATATCAAATGTTACTATTGGAGGTGTTACAAGTTCTGGGGTGGAACTTATATTAAATGCTAAAGAATCAGCTATTTTAGTTACAACCCAGAAATCAGAGTTAATAGTAAGATTAGAAGGAAGTGGATTATATAAATTAATTAATATATCATTTGTAGTAGGATTAACTTGTATATTGTTAGCTACTAATAATATATTATCACCAAAATTTAAATAAAAATCATTAAAATAAAAAGAAGTATTATTACTAGTGAAATTATTAACTATAAGAACAGGATCAATTGATGGAGAAGTATATTTAACAATTAATTCAGTTCTATCCGCTGATATACTTTTTATGAAAAGACCTTTGTTTGTAGGATCAGTTAATAATTCATTTCTATAAAAATTATAATATACATTGTAATCACCAGATGTAATTCCTCTACGATTTATATCAACTATTGGATCTATTTCTATAGAACTAATATTGTTTGATACAACTGTACCATCTGTAGGAAATGAGTAAGTATTATAATTATAATCTACAGTTTGAAAAGAATTATTTGTTGTGGAAATTACATACTCAATATAATCTGTAGATGGGTTAAATGTGGCCTCAATTTGAGTTGGAGAGATTAATCTTTCATCCTGTAGGGAATAAGGAGAAGAAGAAAATATTTGAGATACAGTTATAGCCATTTGTTATATATTTAAACTAGATGAAATTTGAGTATTAATTAATCTTTGTTGAGACTCTAATAATTGTTGTCTTAAAGATGTTATTTCATCTAATAAAAGTTGAGTTTCATCATTTGGGGCCGCAGCGTTTATATATTCTCCACTAGTTTTAACCAAATATTCATGTGAATTAATAGAACCATTAGTTGGAATATCATAAAATATCTTATTATAATATTCAAAAAATTGTTCCACAGTTATAGTATCTTCAACCGGGGGTGGTGGTGGTTGGAGTTGAGTAAAAGAAGTGTCAATAACATTGACATATTCTCTTTTATTATAAACTGTTTTATTTAAACTATAATTAGCCATTTATTACTTTAAAAGTATAGTTATCATCAAATATTAAAGTATTACCATTTATGGTAGTTTTAATTAATATATTATAATATCTTTCAGGTTCTAGACCATTCATATATAATGTAAAATAACTTCCACTAGTATCCACACTTAATTGAGTAAATTGATTATCAAAATCTATTACATATTCATTAGTATAAGTATCTTTAATAGCATAATATGATGCTGTAGGTAGATAGTAATTTTGAGTGAAATAAGAAGAAGTAGCAAATACTCTAGCTGGGTATTCAGGTCTACTATTTACTCTAAATTCGTTAATACTATTAGGGTAAAAAGTTCCTGGGTTATTATCTACAGATATAGTCGCTGGGAGTATGTTTAGTTCAGTTAGTGAACCAGTACTAAATGAGTAGTCTCTCCATTTTATTTCTAATTGTGGAGGATAAATAGTGTGAGTATCTCTTGAAAAATAATCTAAATTAATGTTATATAAAAGATTATCTACAAATTCAACAGCTTGTTTAATAATAAAACCATTATTAGCTATGGATCCTGAGAACCAGTCATCAACAATTGGTGTTACATCTATATTTATATCTTTATCATCATAGTATGAGAATGACTGTGTATAAGCGGTGGTATACCAATTACCTCCACCACTCACGGAACCATATGATCCTGTTACTCCTGCTGGGAAACCTGATGTTCTCCAAGTTCCACTACCTGAGGATAGTCTACTATACCAACTTACTCCATTAGTATACTCTGGTGAGTAAGCATACTTACCAGTACCCATATTCCATGAGCCTGTCACAGCATATACTTCTAAAGTAGTATCTGAGTTTAATCCATTAACTTCAGATATGAATCCTCTTAAAGAAGCACTCCATATTGAACTATTTACTCTATTAGTAATAACATCAGCTATCTCTGTTGATGAGAACTGGATTAATGTTCTGGCAGCTTGTGTGTTACCACTGTCTTGAGCATCTTCAATACTTACAGATAATATTTCATTTAGTCCTGTGTTTTTGTCAGGATATCTAGAATATATTGTAGCGTCTTGTGAAGGAAATAATTTGTATACAGCCATTTGTTATAAATATAAAGTATTAAAAAGATACAACTTTACCTTTAATATCATTGTTAGGGTATTTTACCTCAAATATCATTGGGTCTAAACTTGGGTAAATAACACTATTTTGAGTAGCACCTGCTATATCATAAGCATATTCTGAGTATCCTAATATGGCTCCAGTTTTATTAGTTATATTTACATTTTTAACAGTTTGTACTCCCTCTACTTTGTCTAAAAGGAGATAAATATCTTTTAATATAATAGGTTCATTTATTTGCCAATTATTTAAATTAAAAAACTGCTGTAATTGAGTGATACAATTAAATAAAACCTCATTACTATTATATTGAGGATAGACTGTGATATCAAAATCTGCACCTATATTAATAATAAAAGCATCTTTAATTTTAATAGAATCATTTATTACTCTATATTGTGATAAATAAGTTGATAAATTTTGTTTTAAAGCTGGTGAGGCTTGGGTTAACTTACCATTAGCGTCATATGATAATATAAATAAATCTAATACTGAAGGTGTTTCCCCAGGAAGTAATGATGATATTTTTTGGGTTTCTATATAAGCTTTTGATATTGATCCATAATCTGGTGGTAAACTCATAGCTCTGATTAAGTAATCATCTAATGTTACACTCCTTTGTTGGGTTGTAAAACTAGCTAAAGAGTTTAGTCTTATTTGTTCAGTTGTGTCCCCAGTTGATCCACCATTAGCCGCTAAAGGATTATTTGTAGAAACAGAATTAAATACATATTGAGCTAAAGTAGGATCTAATCCATTATTTAGTTTAATATTATTTTTATTAGTAATAATATTTAATAAGCCTGAGGCTACATTAGATGTCACTCCTCCTCCGGTTAAATATCTTACTGTTAAAGTAGTATTACTTGGGGCTATACCATAAGTATCAGTGTATAAAAAATTAGTAGGTGAAAATGCTGTGGTTAATAATGATCTTTTATAAGGTAAACCTAATCCTATATTATCTGGGTTAGGGGTGATTTCTTCATCAACATTTGATGTATTTGTACCAGCACCAAATTGTACTTGTAAAGTAGTAGGTGTTGTGAAACGAGTTACAAATCTACGTGGGGTTTTCTTTAATTGTAATAAAAATGGTATATCACCTTGATCTACAGAGAAATTAGGATTATTAATATTAGTATTTTTAATAGTATCATAAATCATTTCTTGCGCTAGGTATGGTACTTCATACCAAGTATTACCATCACTATCTACTATATCTAATATTTTAATTATATTAGAGTCTTCAATTTCTATAGTTGGGTATTTTTCAACAGCTCCAAATGAAAATGTTGCAGTTTTTAATTCAGCAGAGATAGCTTTTCTAGTCTTTTTTAATAAAAAGTAATCAACATTATTACCAGTTGTTTGATAAATAGTTGAGGTTGTTGGGTCTTGAGAGCTTGAAAATGAAAAATCTACAGAATCTTGTATTAAAAAAGATACATTTTGATTTAATGAAGTATTAATTTGAGTATTTTCAAGTAATTGAATAGTATAATTATAATCAGGGACATAGTTTGTACCTGAAAGAATCGCTGGGATTTGTTGGTATACATCTACGTCAACTATAGAGACTCCTGTAATTTTAGGTCTATATCCTAACATATACGCTAATGAGTATATGTTGTTTTGCTGTCTAGTAAATTGAATAAAATTTTCTTGAATTTGGTTATCAAGATAAAAAGATAATACATCACCTACATATGCTGACATTTCCAGGAACATAGTACCTGGTGAGCTAGGAGTAAAGTTGGCATATGTTGTTGGGAAGTAGGTTTTAGAGAATTCAGTTAATGCACTTTTAAATTCACTAAAATCTTTATTAATATATTTAACGTCAATATTTTCAGCCATGTTATAAGGTTATGTCTATAGAATTATTATTCCCAGCGAATGAATAATCAATAACTATATTAATAGAATTAATATCATGATCTGGGGTTATGATTACATCATTTGTAATTACTTGTGGGAAGTTTACTTTTAAACCATCTATGATTTGTAATTTAAGATTATTTAAATTTATCCCTGTTATATTTTGAAAAACAAATCTTCTTAAATCACTACCATAATTTGGATTAAGAACACGTTCATTTTTATTAGTTAATATATAATTAATAATATCTGATCTTAATTGTTCTGTGGTAGTATAAGTTGAACTAAATACAGCATCTGATCCACTAATTATAGAACCAACAAATGGGACACTTACCCCAACTGCTAACTTATAATCAAGATCTAATGGATTATTATTTTCTATTCTATATGCCATTATTTAGTATTCATTAATCCCATTATTTGGTCTAAACCTACTTCACCACCAGGTAAACTTGATCCTTCACCTATAGTGCTCACTGGGGGTGGTGTATATGCCGGTTGAGCATGTGATGAATTAGCAGTAATGACTGTGTCAAATTCACCCCCAATCATATTTCTTAGATTACGTCTAAGATCATGATTTACAGTAGTACCATTTGATTGAATATTAACTGTTGAAGGTGAGACAGGAACATATGTTTCCTGTACTACTGTTTTAGGTGATTTAACTGCTTCAAGTAGAATGTCTTTTAACTCTTCTTGAATTGCTTCACGTACTGCTTCTTTTATTAATTTTTTTAGTCCGTCGATTTTCATATGTTTATAAATATTTAATTATTCAGCTGTTACGCTGGGGTTTGAATCTATTATAAATTTTAATTGGGATATTAATACTGCTGGGTCAGATGCGAATGATGAATCAGTTTTTAATACATCTACACCTTGTTTGTTTTGGGCTACAGCATATCGTCTAATGTATTTACTTTTGTTTTTTTCATCAATTTTAACTCCTAAAGTAAATCCTTTATAAGTATTATTTTCACTTTGTGTAATGGCTACTGTAGGATTAGCTAAAGCATTGATTTCATCATTTATAGTTTCAAAATCCATATTTTGATCTTGAGCACAAAATTGTAATATTACATCTAATATACTTAAAAATTTTAAAATTGTTCCTAATAATATGCTAAATGAACCAACTGTTATATTTATAGATCCAATATTTTTATCTAAAACTTTAAGTTCATTTTCTAATTTAGCTACATAAGAAGCTATGGTAGTTTGAATCCCAGAAGTTAAGGGTGGAAATGTTGGGGGAAAACCAGTAGCAGGATATGGGTTGGATTTAGCTAATTGAATTCCTAATTGTAATGTTGTTGCTATTGTATTTGTTATACCTAAAAAAGTTGTTAATGTAGATGTTGTTTTATAAATTCCATTTATCTGAGTAACTAAAGCATTACGTTGTCTAATAATAGATTGTATTTTAGATGATGATGGACAGTCTATTAAAGTGATTAATTGTTCTACAGGAATTAAAGCTAATAATGATGGGGCTGCTCCTTTAGTTAACGATTGTAATTTTTCTTTATCTTTAGCTGTGTTTTTAGCTGAGTTGGCTGTGTCTTTGGCTGCGTTAATTTTAGCTTGAGCTTCATCTTTTTTAGCTTGAGCATTTGCTTTTATAGAATCAACTGAAGAGTCTCCACTTATACCTAGTTGAGAAACTACTATAGGTATAATTTGTGGTGCCATAGGAGTAATTAATCCTATAACAAATGGGATTAATCTTTTTTTAATAGTTGATTTTTGGCTATTAATAAAATTAGTAAACCTAACTTCAGGTGGTAGATCTGAGTTTAATGCTTGGGTTAATGCTTGGTTATCTTGAATTAATATCTCTTTATTAGTTTTAGCTATATTTAAAGCTGTTTCGTCTGTTACTTCAGACATTGTTGTTCTAGGAAGTTCATATACAACATTATTCCCCCCAGTACTTGATTGATCTTGTGAGCCTTCAACAGTATATGGTAGTGGTTCGCCTGAGTTAGGGTCAACTATGTTATTAGCTAATAATATTTCTCTAGCTGCTCCTACTTCAGTGTTGCCCATTCTTGATGGACCATTAATAACTTGCCCATCAGGAGTAGTTAATATAGCAGATAATTCAGGACCACGTTTTTTAAACGTGATAGTACTTCCGTCACTAACTTTATATATAGGTGTACTCATGTTTGGTTATTTACAATAAATATGCGAAAGATACGAAATTATGTTTGGCTTTCCAAGTTATGTTTATTATATTTAATATATAAATAAAGGTTATGAAAAAGACATTATTACTCGGTTTGACAGTATGTTTAATTCAATCATGTACTGTTTTTAAACATAAACCTAATTGCAGTCAAGATATTGTAGATTTGGTTAATTATGAAGATACAATTAAAGTTGAATTTAAAGGTATTGATTCGTTAGTCTTTAAAAATAAAGATTACAAACATGTAGCTGATTCATTGATGGTTAACCATAATGATGTTTATATGAGGATTGATGTTCAAAATATTCATACAGGATATATTCATCGAATTATTTTTAGTAGAGGAACATTTAATCGTTACCCATATGATGAGACTAATTATAAATGGATCAAATAATATTAATTATCTGATTTTATTGAGTTAAGAGCATTAGTTGAAAATACAGCTGGGTTGGTTTCGGTTATTTTGTCTTTGCAGACATCATATTTGAATAACCATATTGTTTCATCTCTATTTGATGGGGTTTTACCTTCTAATGTTTCAGAAGCATATGTGACTACAAATGAATTATTTTGTGGTTTGATTTTATATAACTTAAATGCTCCAACTCCTTCATGACATTTATTAACTCCCCAAAAATCTTTATAATTTTCAGTTCCTGGGGGTTTAAAACAAGTTATGCTAAAAGTTATAATTTTTTCATTTAAACCAGCAGTTAATTCTTTTAGTTTAGATGAATTAATTATAAATCTATTATATCTATATCCTCCTATTCTTTTAACTTTTGGAGGAGTACTATTATTAATAGGAAATAAGTCTCCTTCTTGAAGAAATTTAAATCTTTCTTCATTTTCAGGTGAAGTAGGTGAATTGTACCCTGTAATTATATTTTCGTAATTTTTTACTTCAGTATATATGTTATTAAAATTACTTTCAGCTAAAGACTGAGGTATATTATTATTTAAACTAGCGTAATCATTTCCATCATCTCTTAATAATATTTTATTATTAGCCTTTACTTGATATGTAGCTGAGTTGCATTGGTGTCCTTTTCCTATATACATTACATCAAATACTAGATTATTAGCTAAACAATCTTTATTAGCGAGTTCAACTGTTATACGTGTATATTGATCTTTTTTATATTTAGGTAAATCCGCTGTTCTTGTGACCTCAGTATTAGGGTCTGATGCTTTTAATTCTTCTAGTAATTGTTTATTTTTAGCTATAACATCAGGTCTTTCTGTTATAGTTAATATATTAGGGTTTATTGGATTTGGAGTATAAAATCTTTCCCAAAGTTCTTGACCTACTCTAGTTATATCACCAAATTCAATTATAGGTCTATTATTTACTTTAATATTAGGATTTTCAATATATTTTCTATTTAAAAAATTATCTACATATTTTTGTAATGCTTCTGCTCTTGCTTTTGCTAAAGATCCAGGTGTTCTTCTAAACTCATCTGTCCTATCAACCCCATCTCCTGTCTCATTATCAGCGTTAGTTACTTGTGATTCTGAAGAAGTGATAGTAATTTTTGTATTACCAGGGTTATTTTTTATAAACTCAAATAAATCTTCAAGTTCTTGGTTTATTACTTCTTTAGACTCATTACTTAATGAATCTACAAGATATGTTCCTGACTCATATAATCCTTGAAGATCAAGAGTACCACCTTTTACAGGATCTATATATCCATTTAATATTTCTGTTGGTTGAGGATTAGTAACTTGTTTAGCTTCAAGCCCAGATTTAGAAAATGTAACTGTTATATCTTTTGGATCAAGTGATACTGCTAGTAAAATTATCCACTTCCCGTTTTCATCTGTTGCAGTAGAATTGTTAGATACAATTCCTGGGCCTGTGATAGTTACTTTAACATCTTTTAATTTTTGTCCATTTGTATCTAAGACCTGTCCTTCAAATCTATTAGGCATAGTTATATTGTTTTAACTGTTTTAGATAATAAATTTTTAGCATTTATTATATTTAAAAGATCATTACTTAAAGTTTCAGCATCTGAAGCTATAGCTTGTAAGGATACAATTGGTGCTCCATTACTATCAGTAGCTGTTTGGAAGGCTATATTAAGTGTTTGTAAGAATACAGCTATATCTCCTAATACAAAGTTTAAATTCTCACCTAATACAACAGATTGTATTTTAGTTCCTTCAACACCTTCAGATGAACCTAAATATACTTTATTAGCGGTTAATGATATTTGTTTAGCATCTACTCCTAAAGTTTCACCACATGATAATTGAATTGATTTATTAGCTAAAGCTAATATTGAATCGGATTTAGCATTAAATACTAACCTACCTGAGTTGAGTATAATTTGGTTTCCTTCATATTGTCCTACATTGGTAGGAGGAGTTGATTTAGAAAATGAAAAATTATTTACACTAGCTGGGAATAGGGGTAGTTGTTGGTTAGAAGTTAAATAAATTGATGATTTATCATTATTGATGTCTTCAGTTACAGGGACCCAAGGATCACTTTCATAATTGGCTTGCCCATTTCTTATTATAGTAATTGGGTCACCATTTACATAACTAGCACCACCAGACCATTGATTGGGTATAAATGAATTACCTACAGTTGAACCTAGACGAATTGAATTACCCCATCTACCTTCATATATTACATCTCCTTCATATGGTAATAAAGAATGAATATCTGTTTTTTCATCAAATGTTTTCCCTAAAAATATATCAGTACTATTATCTGTTACTCTTCTATAAGATCCTAATGTAGTAGAAACATAATCTCTATTTTCAGCTGGGGTTAAATTAGGGGATACAGGAACTGCATTATGGTGTTGACTATTCCATATATTTGAAGGAGGAAAATAATACGCTACAGATGAATTTGGGTTATCAGTTAGATTAGCCCCAGGTAAAAATATAACATATGTTAATTCATTAATAAGAGGATATTGCTTTATATTAGGGAGTAATGGGGTAGCAACTGTATTAGTTGTTGAATTAGTAGAAATAGCACTTAATCCATAATATGCTTCTTCATAGAAAATAGTTCCAATACTATTCCATTCCCCATATTCTTTAAATTTAGGATGAGAATTATCTAATATAATATCTAATACTCTAATAGGTATAATTTTAATACCACCTCTACCTAGATTAGCTAATGAAGAAGGACTTACATTAAAAGTATTTTGATATGTACCTGCAGGGCCGAATCTAATATTAGCCATTACTCCTCAGTTTTAAATTTATCTAACTCTGCTAATAACTGCTGTTTTTCTTCTTCAGATATACCAAAGCCACCATCACTTGGACCAGCGTTATTATTCATAATACGTTGGATAATAGTAGCCATCTTAATTAATTGTTCATCATTTTTAACACTTATTTCTAAGTATTCTTTAATCAAAGGAACAATAAGGGTAGCATCACCTATTTCTTGTACAAGTGGTTTAAGTTCTGATATTAAGATAGATATTTGTTTGTCTTTCTTTTGTTGGTTGGTGTAAATCTCTTCTAGTATATCAGAGAATTTCTTTTTACCAAATACAACATTGTCTAGTCCATTCATAATATTTTATTTATAAATATGAACATTAGAAATTTGTATATCCGTTTTCTAGATAAAAATAATAATGTTGTTTAAATATATCATATAACTTGTTGGCTATCTTAGTGATTTTAGGGGTTTTAGCATCAATAATCTCACGAATATATATATACAGTGCTTTTTTATTAAAAATGTCTATATGCTCTCTTTTACGGAATAACTCAAGAATAGCATCTGCTATTTGAGCGTCTGCTTCTTTAGGAAATAAAGTATAGATATTATTTGTACAATAAGTAACATATTCATCTAAGAAATTAGATAATTTATCTTGAGATGAGCCCTCATCTATTCTATAAGAAAAATCTTCATTTGATTCAATTTCCTCAATAGGTGCTTTATCTACTCGTTTCTTATAATTTTTAGTATTAGTAATAATTAAGTAACGTTTAGCAATAGTACCAAAATATGAGAATGCTTTTGCTCCTTTAGCTGGATTGAATAAATGAATTTTTGAAAGTAAAAATGTTATTACTTCGTGTTGTAAATCTTCAATATTATCTACCTCAGTATAGTAAAACTTAAAAGTATGAATAATATTTTCTGTTAATTTAAAAAACGCGTAATGAATACGTTCACGATATATCTTATCTTTTAACTCAAAGTCAGTAGTTGAGTTATACTCATTAATAGCATTTTCTGTGTCTTGAGTGAAGTATTGAACACCTTTAGGTTTTCTTTTTTTAGCCTCTTGTATTTCAATCATAAATTTTTAATTTGGAAAGCATTTAATGCTTCTTGAAGTTGTTTAACAGATTGGAAAAAGAAACCAATTTCATCATCTGATTCGAATGAACCTTTATGGTCTATTTCTTTAAGTTTTTTATCTGATAATTCGATTATACCTGATATTTTGTTTAGGTATCCCATATATCCTGCTAGGATATCTTCTTGGCGCTCATTCTTTTTAAGAAGGTTAAAGGTCGTGAATCCTAAGACCACGACCATTAAGCCTAATATTATTGTTAATATTATCATATACTATCTAACATGTTCATTAAACCTTGAGACTTAACATTACTTAATGTTTTTGTCTTAATTGTTTGTTTAGGTGCTTTAGTAACAGCAAAATTATTTACTTTTTTAACTTCACCTTTCAATTTAGGATTCCATTCACGCTCAAATTCAATACGAGCAGCCATTAAATCTGCTTGGTGAACAATGTAAATTAATGAAGTACGAGGTTTAGTTTCTGGTGACCAAGACATTAAATATGGCTTGTTAGCATCATCATATAAACCATCATGCAACTTAATTGCTAACCACTCGTTTTTAGACATCTGAATACCATGAGAAAGTAATAAATGTAGACTACGATCTGGTACTGACATGAATTCTAAACGATCGTTAAATTTATAATCTTCACCTAGTTTATCTTTACGCCATTGGTCATCCTGAGGAATATATGCTTCATGTTGTTCATCACCCATTTTACCTAAGTCATGATTTAGAGCTGCAAATACTAATTCTTCTTTAGTGTAAGTAGACTCATCTACTCCCATTTCAACCCAAACATTATTTAATTTAAGAGCACAATCTACTACTCGTAATACGTGATCTACGTAACCACCTGGGAAAGCATTATGATATTCTTTCTTATGAGCAGCAGGCATTAGCATAATACGTTCTGAGTATTTAGAGTAAAAATCTAGTAATTGTGAACGGCGTGGTTCACTGATGTAAGATTTAATGGTTTCTTCTAAATCTACCCAGTTTTGTTGGATTTGTTCTGCTGTTAAATTCATATTAATTATACATTGTTTGTTCAGACTCAACGAATAAACGAGTTTGTTCGATTATCTCTTTTAATTTATTAATACCTTCTAAATAAATTTCTAAAGGTTGTTCTTGTTTAACAATAAAATTCAGTTGGTTAGCAAGATTATCCATCTTATCTAATTGATGTAACACGTTGTCTTTGTTTTTCATACGTTTATTATTTGTTTTATATACCCGTGGTCACATTCCACGTTCTTTATTTCCTACGTTTTAGATGTTTCCTAAAACCCGTATCTATATAATACGAATTAGGACTTGCGAGGCCAAGCTATTTTTAAGAGGGGTTTGCTACGTCTTGTATTTTTTTAAGAAGAGCACAATTCTCATATTCTTCTAAATCTTCAAAATGAGAAAGTGCTGATGATAATGCTTTTAAGAAATGTTCATCTGAATATAATATAAGACAATCACGATGCATTTGGTTAGTAGTGTCTATTTTAGAGATATGGTCCATAGCCCTAGTGAACACCATCATCCCACCAGCTAACTTGATATCATCAATATCTAATTTAGGGTCAGATGATTCAAAGAATTCTATCATCTGTTTACTAAATACTTTATAATTTATGATTAACTTTTTAAACATTCCCATCCATACAATAGGGTGATCTGATAAGTCTACTTGAGTAGTACTTATAGTTTCCTCTTCAGGGGACTTAAATAAGTTAAAAATATCATCAATATTCATATATCTAAATATATGTTAAGTAGGGAAATAGCGGCTTTAAGCCGCTTTAACCATCAAATCAACCCTTTAATAATTGTTTGATATGTCGAGTTTTTAACTCACTTATTTCTTTCTCTAATTGTTCTACTCGTTTACTTATAGTAAAGAGATAAGTAATTGATAGAATTGTCTCAATAAGTAAAATAATTGTTAATAATAACATAATAATAAATTTAGTGCGCCCTACAGGAATCGAACCTGTCACCCGCTGATTATGAGTCAGCTGCTCTAACCAAATGAGCTAAGGGCGCTATTGTACTCAAGGCAGGAGTTGAACCTGCACGGGCTGCCATTATAATGACCACATCTTATTCAGACACTTTTTTACCCACGTTGTTATAACCATACGTCGCGTCTACCATCGACCAGGGCCTCCTGATCCTTTCGCCACTTGAGTGTAGAGCTTCTTGTAGGAATCGAACCCACTTATCCTGAGTACAAATCAGGTGCATCACCTTTTATGCTTAAGAAGCTTTTATATATGATGAATATAATATCCATCTATTGGGAAGCCAAACTCTTATTAATAAAAAAAGCCGGGCTTAACCCGGCTTTAAACGACTATCTATATTTTTATATATTAGATATTATCTTCACCGGTATCGTTGGTATTTTCCGTTTTTTTACGTGGAGAAGAAAACTTATCTAACGTATCAGCTCCCATTCCTATAGCTGTTATAATTAACACAGCGTCAACTAAATTATCAGCTGGTGCAAAATCAGCGTGAGAAAATGAGTTAATAGTCATGGTTGTACTTAAAAATAAAGCACCAAGTAATGCGATTACTGGTTTAACTGAAGTTGAGCCACGTTCATCTTTGAACAAGTCAATGACCCATTGTTTAAAATTCATCATAATTATGTGTGTTTAAGTGTTTATTATAAATACAACAGAGAAAGGAGCTTTCGCTCCCTTCTCAATAATCAATCCCTAATTGATTAAGCAGCAAACTCAGCTGCTAACTCATACAACTTAGCATTCAAATCTAAGTCTTGTCTGAAGTTCTTAATCTTACGAGCTTTTCTAACTTTAGCTCCTGATTGATACTCAAACATACCTTGAGTGATCTTTTCTTGAATCACATTAAACACACTCCACAAATCAGTACCACGATCTTCAGGTCTAGTAGCTGTAGTTAAGGCATTATAGTCAATTGCAATGTTTTGTGCTTGTTCCTCACCAAAACGTACTTGAACCGCTTTACGAGCAAACTCTAAAATCTGTTCTTGAGCTAGTTGTGTTTGTTTGAAACGATTCATTGACTCAACTGCTAACGGTAACGCTCCTACCATTGTATTAATAACAGTTTGTAACTCATTGAAATCGTACCCGTAGTGGCGAATCTTCATATTTTCAAACTCTTGAGTTGAAATTACTAATCCATTCTCACAAACCAATCGAAACAACCCAGCTGTAAATGTGAACGCATTTTTACCATCATGACTATTAGTTAATAGAATTTGTGGAAACACATTATCACCATCAGCACCCTCAATGAATAAATCATTGTTACGGAACACTACTAAGTGTTTTTGGAAACCTTCACCTTTACGGGCACGTACTTGTTTAGCATCTACTACACCCCATCCTAGTTCTTCCATATCATCAATGATCTGTTTGGTTGAAATGTGTGAGTACTTTTGACTAGTACCTGGAGCACTTGTAGTTGTGAAAATTGAACTTGCTTTTTCTCTAATTTCAGAAGCAGTTAAAAACTGGTTGTTGTTTAAATCTAGTGGCATAACCTTTATTTTTTATTTTTATTTATAATTCTTGAATTAATGAACACATACGACCAATTGTGTTTCTATATTTTTCTCTATAATCCATTCTCCATGGATCCTTATCTATATCTTGAGCTAAAAGAATTGCCTGGTTTGCATATATTTTTAACTTCTCAGATGTTGAACCTTCAAATTCACCTTCTAAGGCATCAATTGTAGGTACAATAAATATCTTTTGAACTGCTTTACGGCCTCTTTTTCTAGGTTCAGCTGTGCTTACTTCTAATTTAACTTCTTGTTTCTTTGTCCCGGGTGGGCGACCTCTTCTTTTTTCCATAACCTTTATTTGTGTTTTTAATTATACCTAAATATAACATCCTTATCCTGGTGAGCCAAACTCTTAACCGAAAATGATTGTCAAAGCGATATAAAACGCAAAATTAACAGTTACATTACCTAAGAAACTAACTAATTCCTGTTTAGTTGTTGGTTTTACCTCAGCCTTTTTATTCGCGATTACTCGAGCGATTACTGCTCCCAAAATCAAAATTGCAATTACTGTTGTGTTCATAGTCGTTATTATTAATTATTATATATTAAATATAACATCCACTCACCAGGAAGCCAAACATTCACCCGGAAAGGTTACGAGAAGATACTAGAACGTTGAAAATTAATGGATTAGACGATTTCTAGAGTAACATCGTCACCTATCTCACGAATCACTGCTAAAGCGTCCTGAGTCGCTACTACTATAGTTGAGTAGTTATCATCATCATTTAACCCAACTACTTGTACTAAACCAGCGTCTTCAATTACTTCCTCAATTGAACCAACTTGATCAACAATTTCATCTAATTGAGCTACTTTAAGATTTGTAGTTCTCATTTCATATATACCATAATCTCCTTTAGATAGAGATAAACCTGATAATGCTTGTTTAATGTCGAGTAATACTTGAGGCGGTTCAGTAGATAGTATTAAGTGATCTACTCCTATACCTTCCATTAAACTAGCATCACTTATATCTTCAGGTGTGAATGGGACAATAATTCCACCTACTTCACCTCCAATGAAATTACCTTGTTTTAATCCTATAGGAGCTAACTTACTAATCCACAACTTCCAGCTACCAGGATATAAGATGTTATCTGAGAAAATTGTCTTATATGCTTCTAATAACATAGTATACATCTTAACACCTAGTCCTTTGCCGCGGTACTTTGGGCTAACATACGTTAAATGTATCTCTGCGCCCGGTATGCGATATGGCTTAGTACGCCCGGAATTCGCATTAATATATATTTTTTCTACCTCTACTTGTCCTATAACATAATCATCTAAAGTAGTACCTTTAGTATTTACTAAATATAAAGTACCACGATAAGTTGAAGGTACTATAAACTCATAATCACCATCAGATATAAGAGTTGTTTTCTTAAGTATCTTAGGGTTGAATGTAGCACCAGGCTTCAGATCAAAGTCCTCAGAGTTAAACTTACCTCTACTTACAGTAAAAAATTCATCTTCAGGTATTTGAAAGTCTTCTAAAAATGCTATTAATACCTGTTCTAGAGTGATATTATCATCTAAGTCTCCACTACGTAGGTCTAATTCTTTAAGTAAGTCGGTGAGTTTTATCATGGTCATAAATATTAAAAAAGTAAGAGAGGTCCATGCGTGGACCCCATCTTATTGCATCTTAATACGTATATACGTATCTACAAACAAGTAATAATAAAATCACCAATAGCGTATAGGAGAGACAGCGATGACCATCCTAAAAAGAACCATGATGTTTTATACCAAAATTTCTTTGGTTCATCTTTATATAAGTAAAGATTGAGGGCATGTAGACCAGTTAATAAGGCCCATCCAATAATTGATACCATATTATTCTATTGTTAAGTTATCTTCTTGTAGCATTTCTCTAATAACGTCTCTTAGACGGTAACATACATCCATTTCTTCAGGTGTTGCTTGACCATTACCTTGTAGTGCGCTTCCGTACTTGTGGACGCTACGTAGTTTTTGATCTAGTTCCCAAAGTAAACTTCTATACTTGTATCCGTATAATGCAGAGTGTATTCCTTCTGCTTCCTCAACGAGGTCAAATTCTATTGTTAATTTTGCCATAATTTTAAAATTTAGTAGTCAGGACAGGAATCGAACCTGCTTCAGCTTTATCATTCTGAGTGCCATTAGCTGTTAGTCTCAACCCTGGAAGGTGCTGCGCTTTCCAAAACGCCACCTGACTATATACCTTTTTAAACGACGTCGAGAAGGCTAACTCTATCTCCTATACGATGAGAACAGTTACTTTGAGCATTGTCAAGAGGCTTACTGTGTTTTACGATCCCCTCGCGAGCGGGGCTAATTTTTTTCTATATGATTATATACTAATTTCATTACCCAAGCATCTACAAACTCATACATACCACATATGTTACGTGCTTCTTCTTCGGTATCATAATAAATTATACTACCGTTTTCATCCTTCATGTAACCCATGTTTCTGAGATCTATGATTACGTATTTGCCTTCCATTAAATTTAAAACTTCATTTGGTTCAATACCAAATTTAGCATTTGGGTTATCATAATTGAAATAATGGATATTTTTTTGATCTTCCATATTTTTAAATTATTCCTCTTTGGACTAAATCGAGTACTATTATACCAACTATTCCACCTATAAAAAATCCTATTAAAAAACTCTTTTCGTATTTTTCCATATTAGAATCGTGCTAAAGGATCTGAAGTGATGATACCACCATCTTTTTCACCTCGTGAAGTTAACATTTGTTCCTGTGGTATTACTTCCACTATAACGCCGTTAGCAGTGAATTTACCACCCTGTTTTAGCAACTTCGTGAACAGCGTTGCATGCTTAGGTTCCCACGTTTTACTCGCTTCTACTACCACTGCTTTGTCTACTACCTTACCATCGAATTTAATAGTAATACCTTTTCTAATTGCTCTTGATGAAATCATATGTGTAACCTTTATTTTTTATTATATCTAAATATACGTATATACTTCCCGATAGCCAAACTTTTTGTTAAAGGAGTTTTTTCATTTCTTGCGATTTTTGGTCAAAGGGGTTAGTTCGGAATTTGGGGTGTGGTTGTGGGTAATATATATATGTATATACAAATCGGGGCGGGAAGATCGTTTACGATCTGAAGGTTGATCCATTCCCAGGGTTTTCAGGTATACCGGGTATATGGATATCAACGCGCATGGTAGCGCTTACGTCGTACTGTATATGTACATACCGTGTACACGCGCACTCCCGCGACACAGGAGGATCAAGCGTGGTCAGAAATGTAAACCACCTCTTCACTGGTCAGTGACACCGAAATTTGCTCGGCGATTGTCTCCACCAGACTAGGTGACAGTTCACCATGTGGCACTTGCTGGCGATGTACTTCCATCATCACTAGTGCGGCGTTGTAGCTCATTGTTGTCATTATAGTCGTTGGAGTTTTAATTGGACGAATTCGTTACACATGTCTGCTGTACCTACCATTCTACAAACACCATTCCAGTCTAGTACTTCGTATGCTGGTGCACTTGATGGGCAGTTGGAATAATTGTCTTCGGGGAACTGGCCCATTGTCTTACCAGTGGATTTGATTTGAAATCGTTTCATGTCTGTATGTTTTTATTATATATAAAATTGGATTATTAAAAATGGGATGTCTAATGAGATGTATCTACGTTTTGGTACAACCGAGGTGCCCCAGGTGATCATTAAACCGATTTGGTTGTGAATCATTATTCTCATTCGCTTATATTCTATCATGGTATGTCTACTTTTTCGATCCACACTTCATCACTTTCACCTACATAGTACATGCAGATCCCTTTGTACATGTATTGGGTTGTTCCTTTCAAGTACTCAACTATGTTATCATCCATGTAGTGAGCGTCTAACTCTATCACCTCGTCCTCCTCCATGTTTGAGAAACGATCTAAATTGGTCTCGATGTATTGAATTAATCTGTTCATACCTGGTTTTTAATTAGTGTTTAATTTCGTAACTGAATAAATAACCACAGTCGTCATCGTACATGTCTATCTCAGCTGCTACCAGACCTGATAATTGAGACATTACATCTTCGTTTAGGCGTTGCCAGTAACCGATTCTTAAATGGCGTTCAGTGCCTCGGAATTGGATTTCATCTTGCTTAATACCGTTGTTAGTTAAGATGTTCTCGATTGTTCTTTCAATTGTTGTTTGCGGTGCTTCGCTTTCTGATCTAAATTTCATGTTATATCTGTTTTTAATTATACCTGAATATAACATCACCTGATCGGGAAGCCAAACAAGTGTTAACGAAGGGTGTCCACGGCTACCGTATCTGTTACTACGATCGGGACTGTCTCACCATATGGACTCACCCAATATATGTCTGTTGTCGTCGGGGAACATCCCGCTAGCACAAGCGCTACTATAAGGATACGTACCATCTGTCTGAATTATATTTGGCGATGTCGTTTGTCTCCGCCAGTAACTGGTACTGCTGTCCGACACTAGCATGGATATCCTCCAGAGCGTCTGACACTAGTAATCGCTCTCCCAGCAACTGTGCGAACGTATCATTGGATCTGTCTACCGTATCCTGGTCTGTCATTATCTTGAAGTAATTCGCTTCCGCTACCTCACTGATGAACATCCCGGAGTACATGCCCTTGAGGTTGTAGCGATGGACAAACTGGTCGGCGTTGCACCAGATGAATATGCTGTTGTCCTTATGTGCTAACGCCTCAGCCACTAGCGCATCCACGATGTACATGCCTGTTCTGAACCCAGATACGTTTAGCAGTCCACCTGGCGTTCCATGGCCTAACATGATCACCTGGTCGTGATCGTCTATCATGTCCATGAGCTCTAGGCGGCTGCATCCGGTAGTCACTAGTGTGACGTCTGGTAAGCGATTGTATATCGGCGCTAGGAAGTCTGTAGATGGGTCTGTCGGGTGTATTACTAGTCGTTTCATTTGTTTCGGCTTATTAATATTAGTGCCCAATATCCACCTATGGCTATTATAAGCGCTAGCGGTATCCAAAGTGGACTAGTTACCCACCACCATGACCAATCAATGTTGCCTGTTAATTTAAGTACTAGGAACACTAAGAATAATACCGTTCCAAATCCAATTCCGTTTGATGTGTTTTCGTTTGCCATTTTATTTATTTGCTATTTGATTCATAATTTCAAGTACATCATCAGGTGAACACCATCCACGAACATCATCATGCTCGCTCAGTTTCACCCATTTCCTATCTGGGCCCCATGCTGCGACTTCAGCTGTGGTCTCACCTTCGTCCGAGTAATTGTTTTTACCAAACTGGACACTCATGGTGTATCCGTTCTTGAATATCATATGGAACCCGTTATGATATTCGTTTTGTGTTGCTCTAAATTTGCTCATATATTTAATGCTTTTCTTTGTACTTCAATAAACCATTCAATTGTCTTACTATCCTCCTTAACCGTTTCACTAGCGTCATTTAAAACGCAAACGTCAAAATATGATCTGTGATACTCCATACTGTCATGATAATTTTTATGATCAGGTTTGATAAACGTTACTCGTCCTCCATCCCCATCATCCACTACCTCATAACCTAATCCTGTTACCATTTCAAATACTAGCTTGTTAAGCGCTTTTCTTGATTCTGTTTTATTCATGTTCGTGTTATTTAATTATGACTAAATATAACATCACCTTTACCAGAGGCCAAACCTAGGTACAGAGAGGGGCCGCAAGCGGCCCCATCTCCTATATAATTAAAAACACACATGAACTACTTAACTGATCCTCTCTAGGTACATGTCCCCAAAGATGTCATCTATCTCATCACTTACCGAATCTGGATCCAAATCAATCGCACCATCAATTTCATCATGGATAGATCTAGCAATTGAATCTTGATCTAGCTCGATCTCAATCTGGTAACCATAACTCATAGATAGATCAACTAAACTATCTGCGTCTAGGTTAGTGTCTGTCACTGCTTCCTTACATTTATCAATTATTCGCCCAGCCAACTTAGTGGCGAAGTCGATCATCTCTGCTCTGGTAAGGTGAACATGTCCTGCGTACTTATCATCCTCTGTTACCACATATGCACTTTCTACTACTGTTCGTTCCACATCACCAAAACCTCTAACATCGAATTCAGGACCTTCGTCTACCACCTCCACAGGTGATTCTTCACATCCGCATCCACAGGCACCGTCACCACAAATGGTTTCACCATATACTCGTTTTCCAATTGCCTCAATCTTATCATTTAACTCCATTAATTGCTCTAATACTGTCTTCATGTTATCTGTTTTTATTATTGATCTAAATATAATGTCTTATCCTCCGAGAGCCAAACCTACTTTAGTTAAGGTAAAACCCTATTTCCTGTACTTCGTTCTTGGCAAAATTTTTAGCCGACTGTAGGAAGTGTAGGTGCAAGTGCAAGGCATTTATGTCGTCCATAATCTCCCTAGTTGGTCTCATGTCTAGGAACATCATCGAGTTATGTTCTAGTTCCTGTATCTGTTTCAACGCTTGGTCTATCGATTTATTAGCCGTGCTTAATATATCTAGGATCTGGTGCGCCTGAATACGCTCTAATACTTCGTCGGTGTGTTTATCGTAATCCATCTTATTTAAATTTACTTATAATGTTTTTGATACAATGTCCTTCTCCTAAATTAATAGTCCAAACACTTCTAACCATTCTTTTTTTACCATCCTTAACTCCTACTACCTTCATAATTCGTTCTTCACCTGTAAAACCTTTACATCCTTCCTTTCTCATCCAATAATAAAAAGTAATGTTTACACCATCTACCTTTACATCCTTCTCCCAATACTGGTTAATGCAATGATCTTTCGTTGAATTAATTTGTTCTTCTCTGAAATTTTTCATATTCGTGTTTTTAATTATACCTGAATATAACATCCATGTTCGGCTAAGCCAAACAGAAGTGGGCCCCTTTGGGCCCCTTTCTGAAAAACACACACATGGCTGGGTATTAACCCACTAGCTCGATAGTCTTCATACGACGACGAGACATATTGTACATAGCGTTCGCTACGTCTTGGTTCACCGAACGGCGACCGTTAATGATGTTTGAAACATGACTGGTAGAATAACCAGTTGTCTCTGCTAGGCGAGCAGTGTCACCTTTACGTTGACGTGCATTGTAGAACGCCAATTTTGCTGTACGATTTAATTTACGCATAACTTTTATTAATTATTTATTTATATCTCAATATACGATAGCACTAATGTTAGAGCAAGCTATCCTTAAGAAAGGGAAAGACCTAAGCTGATCAGGCCTAGGTCTCCATTGTTGGGGCGCTTTGCTTCGCGTTCGAATCCCATGAGTAAGTTGGTTATTCATCTAACTGGCGTACGTTCCAGTCGATATAGCCTTGCCTAAGGGCCTTCCTCATTGTTACCAGATTAAATGTCTCATAATCTACCCTTTGGTCCTATAATCTCCCTTCGGGTCTCATAATCAACTACTGGTATTGGTAGCCGGAGTGGGAATCGAACCCACACTGCCGTTTCGGGCAACAGGATTTTAAGTCCTGCGTGTCTACCTATTTCACCACCCGGCCATTTGAGGCTTATGCCTCCGGAGTCGCTTCCGCTTGTTCAACCTCAGCCTTAGGCTTAGATGGACGTCCACGTTTAATTACTCCTCCGTTTGCTGCAACTCGTGCTGCGCGGGCCGCTAATCGTGCTTGACGTGCGCTACCCTCTACTACTGGTCTTCCTTTTTGTGACATAACCTTTATTTATTTGTTTTTATTATTTATCTGAATATAACATACCTACTTGGCTGAGCCAAACCTATCTACCCATTTCTTTCTCCCACTCATCCCCGTCTATAAACATCCCAGGTCCAGACCCTAGACTATCTACGAACTCTTGAACTTCATCAAACAACTCAGCATTGTCAACATAGTCATATAATGTTCCTGTTTTACTTGATAATGTAAAGTCAATTACTGTTCCATCTTCACCTGCCCATTCAGTATAGATTAGGATTTTTTCTGTTGGGTGGTCAATAACATAAACATTCTGTGTTATTCCTGATTGTGTGATTTGATTTCTTAATTTCATGTGTTTCTTATTTATGATTAAATATAACGTCCTGATCCCCCTAAGCCAAACTTATTCGTGGATAAGATTCACTTCTTTTACCACTTCTGAAACATTAAACTCTCGCTCCTCAGCTACGGCTATAAGTTGTTTAATCTGTAGTGCGTCAAAGGCGTTATCTGGGTTTAATACGTCGGTTAAGGCCGTTATAAACGTCTTAAATACCGCATCATCCACATTGTGATAACTGATAACTCCTTTAATAGTTCCAATTAACTTGCCGTAACGGGCGTGAATTGATTGTTCTGCATCTTTACCTGGCTCAATTACTAAATTTTTCATATATCTGTTTTTAATTATACCTGAATATAACATCGCTCTACCTGGAAGCCAAACCTAACACGAAAGAGGGGCCATAAATGGCCCACCCTTCCTATAATTAAAAAACACACACTTTATTCCTCTTCGTCCGCCTCTGGCAAACTGTACTCAACTTGGTTAAAACCAATTCTATATTTGATATATGATTCAGTATCACAATCTCTGTTTTTACTGAAATATACCTTTCTACTATCACTACCTTTAATTCTATCAATATGACACATTGCTTCGGTCATGTGTTTCAATCTGTTACTACCTGCAAAATCACCTGCTTTAGTTACTTGTTGAATGTTAATAAACGATGTGTACTTTTTTAATTTATTACCACCTTTCTTAACTGTTGATTGTAAGTTCAAAAACCATAACTCCGCAGCGCTTTCAGTTGTACGGTAAGTATCTTTAAACATTTCAATTACCTCAGCAATACTATCAATTGCAATCACATCATAACCTTGGTCGAACACATACTCCATTGTCTCACGAACCGTTTCAGTATAGTTCTTCAAAAATAATGTCGGTACAACCTTAAAACCAGGCATACGTTTACAATATTTGAAGTGACCAATTTCATCCATCTCACCACTCACAAACAATACCTTTTTACCTTTAGACGCTAGTTTAGATAACATATCTAATACCACCGTACTCTTACCTGAACCTGGTCCGCCGCAGATAATCATATTAACAGCAGGCATTAAACCCTTATCTGTTGATAAAATCGAATCCATCAACGTTCCAGTTGACATTGGGCGAAATACAGACTCGTTAAATGATAACTCAGAACCTTTAAATATTTGAACTGATTTTGGGTCGAACGCTACTGTTTCTTTAACTTTTGGCTTACGACCTCTTTTCTTTTGCATTACTAAATTTTTCATGTGTGTGTTTTTTATTATGAATTAAATATAACATCATCTGACCCAAAGGCCAAACAAGAGGTAACAAATGTTACCCTTGAATCATCCTACCCTCCTCAAATATAACCCAACTAAAATCTGAGTAATGTTCGCCTGGTGATAAGAATTCCTCTTTAATTAAATGATTATTTAACTCATCTTTAAAACATCTAATAGATGTAAAATCATAAATGTCATTACGATCTACAAAGATCAAATAGGTGTAAATTTCTTGATACATGTGTTATTATTTTTTAATTATACCTAAATATAACATCACCTAACCCAAAGGCCAAACAGAGGGACACATTCCTGTGCCCCTCCATTTAAAGGTAATTTTACTTACCTAAACCCTCTAATACAACCTCAACTACACTCTCAACATTCTCCTCATCCAACACCCAATCAATACTATCTACAACCTCACTTAACACTCTACCTCTACTAACTTTAACTTCTAAACCACCCATCACATCACTATTACGTTTAGTGTATAAGGCACCTCCAAAATCAAAATTATCTTTTTTACTTAACTCAAACTTCACACCATTTGCAACGGCATTACTAATTGTTTTAGTAAATTCAATTAACTCCTCTCTTGTGAAAGTAATACTTTCATTATTAATTTCGTTTTCTAACTCTGCAATTTTTGCTTTTAAACCTAACAATTCTGCGAACTTGTTCATACTTTTTTGTTTTTAATTATTATTTTTTTATTTGACTAAATATAACATCCCTTTATTACAAGGCCAAACCTACTTTACCCACTCTATAACCTCCCCTAAACCGTCTTCTACACTAAACTCTACAGTACCATTCTCATCTTCCTCAAATTCAAACATGTCATTAACATCCTTATCACTAGTAAATAATACTGCATACTCATTAATTACGCTTGAAATTAACTTTTCTTGTTCTGTTGTTAACGGCTCATTAAATATTTTTTCAACGTAGCCGTACTGTGAATTGTAAATAAACCCTGTAACCCCTTCTTTTAATTTTAACATATTATTTGTGTTTTTTTAATTATGACTGAATATAACATCAATGTTCAGCAGAGCCAAACAAAATGGTGAGGGAGTTTAAATACTCACCTCACAAATACCATAGTCGGTTAAACCATCAAAATCATCATCAAATACATTTCCTACATCAAACCCTGGAAATTCAAAGTTATACTCAAAATCTGTGTGGTCAGTAACTGATAATACTAACTCCATTTCTCCGTGACCTTGTTCTTTTAACTCTGTTAATTGGTCGATTAATTCTTGTACTGTCATGTGTTATTAATTTTTAATTATACTTAAATATAACATCAATGACACACAAAGCCAAACAAAAGGTGAGGGAGGTTTAACCCTCCTTTTGCGCCGATAAGAATTTCTCTGCTTGGCTCCAGTTCTGAAACCATGGGTTGTCGTTGTACTTATTCACACTCACATTTAGGTCTATCTGGCCTGGGAAGTGATAGTCGATATGCCTAAGCACCTTTTGCACCAATGAGGACTTGACGTACACCCAAAACTGGCCTCCCTCGCTGTCGTAAAGGATCCCTTCTCTTGGCTTAAATACCTCTTTGAGTGAGTCCTCAATGGTGTAGTGAGATAATTCTCCCTTGGCGCACCCAGTTAGTTCAATTG